TACGCCCTAACCCGGCATTGAAATACCGGGTTTGCGGGCTAAAAAACTTCATCAACGCCGTAAGGCGTGGAACATTGGGGCGTAGGCTGGATAACGCCTAACGTCCTAAGCAAGAGAAAGGCCGTCACAAGGACGGCCACAAACAGAACACGACGGACTTTCATCAGCCCTCAGCTCCAACGTCGCAAACACAGTCGGCTGACCATCCAGCCCCGCATTCATCACACTCAACCTCGGTGAAATAGCAACCGGTACCGTCATCTTCATCAAGGACTTCATTGCATAAGGCGTTAAGCCCCGGTAAGCCGTCTTCATTATAAGTGCGGCAAACCTCACGAACGTTGTAACCATTGTTGACCCAAAGCATGTACGCGGTAGCCATGTAGAAAGGTCGGTTTCGGAACACCTTATTCCAGTCCTCCTCACTGACCCAGTCGCCGTTTGGGCTATCCCACAAGTGGTAGATACCCCACCAGTCAGGGTCATGGTTGGCCGCGTGTTTTTTCAGTTCCGCGTCAACTTTCCAGCACATCGCTTCAAGCTCGATATCGCTAAGCATGATGATTTCCTTAAAACAGCGGGGCACAGCTCCCATGCCATGCCCCGAAACGATTGATTTAACGATGGACTCGCACAAAGTAGCCGCGTCCCCAGTGGTCGATTATGGCAATCACTCCGCGTAATACGCGGCCGGATTGTTTTGCATGTCGATACGCCGCCATGCCTTGACCAGTTCGACGGTGGGCGCGTACCGTTCAACAGCCGACAGGCTACCGTCGAACCGTGCGATCATCTCATTGTCGAAACCGATAACAGTGTCCGCCATGATATGACGCGTCTTCTTTGCCGTAATGGCCTCACGATGCCAATTGCCATCAAAAACGTCGTCGGCAACCCAAGCGTCACGCTCAGCCATCGAGTCGAACACGTAGAGCTCACCCGGCCATGACCCGTCATCCCATGTCGCGCCGATACCATAAGCCCAGCGGAAAGCGTAGAAGTAGCGTGCCATCATGCCACCGCCTTAAACTCATGCGATTGGATGAAATCGTTGCGGCTGCAGACGTTCTCAGGCGGGAAAAAATTACTCGGCCAGAACGTGAATGCACCGTCCTTGAAGTAGCCTCCTTCAATCCACCCGAAACGCTTACGCCGGACACGCCGAACGGTAAGCCAGACGGTATCGTATTTATCGAACGTCACCGTCTTGTCAGTGGCTTTGACGATAACGTAGATGTCGCCGGCCAACGATTGGGCCGACCAGCCAACGTGGAAGTCGCTTGGATTCAGTATTTCTTCAGGCATGGCACACCTCCATTAGTGTGATATAGGATCTATAGGTTTGATTGATTGAAATTGCCCGAATGGGCGGGAAGCGCGGATTAATGCGCCGCGCTATCGCAGTCAAACTGTCTTAACGAAAGATTCGGGCATGTCACGCCGGAACGTGTACCCGTCGAACATATCGCCGTGCATCTCCTCAACGGCGAACCCATTGCCGCGCATGAAGTCCAGGAACTCACTCATGCCAGTCAACGTTAATCCTGAAAACAAGTTCCACACACATTGTGAATCTCCCTTGAATTGATGAAGCGCGGAGACAGCCGCGCGACTGAATGAATCTGATTGAAAGACTTAGTAGCGTTCGCCGATTAGCACGCCGTCTTGGTAGATGTACAGGCCGGTACCGCGTCCGTTGCCCATACGGGCAGAGTCCCAATAGCAGAGTCCCGCCTGACCAGACCCGTCTTCGTTAGCGCAAGGCGGTATGTTGGCCGTGTCACTGCTACCGCAAGCGGCTAACGACATCAAGGCGATTACTGCGGCAAACGCCGCGACACACTTATTACGCATGGTTTCCTCGCTTCCATGTGAGGCAGTACACTAGGTACTGCCTCTATTGATTAGCAGATAAAGGTCAGCCCCGTAAGTGCGCCAACACTTGCGGGGCATTTATGTAGTGGCTAAGCCACAGTGCGTAGTCAGGGTTTGCACCTGATTAAGCCGCTAACCGGCCTACGCTAAGATCTATGGGCACACCACGCCGAACGTGGCACTTTCACCCACTGTAGACACGTGGGCTATGACTCCGATTTATGCTCGGAATCCAAGAGTTTACGAGGATTAGACACGCGCAACACGTCGCATATCTCAATAGCCTTATCGAGCGACACGCCACCGATAGGACGCGCGCCTGTCTCGAGAGCGGCTATACGCTCACGTGTATAGCCTAGCTTATCGGCTAGTTGCTTTTGTGTCAGCCCTCGCTTTTGTCTCAGTTCCCTTAGACTCATTGACCCACCTCGCATTCGCTACTATGGGCCCGATTATACTAACGCAGACGTAGTTTCTGATGCCATCGCGCGCTGTTATACCCCTCGGCTATCACCCCGAGTCCTCAAGCGCCTACGCTCTACTCGCAATCTCTCTGACTGCTACTCATTGCTCACTGGGGTACCCGTATCCGCCGATACTTGCGATGTCATTACCCGACATGGCTCAAGCCCGACACCTCTCACGTATCCGACTGTTGCCCCCAGATGTAGGACGTTTTACGTTGCTGACTACTTGTCGCCAAGATTCAGACACTTGACGTACTCATGTATGACGGGATAGACCGCGCTTGCTGTTGTCAGATAACAGCGACTGCCACGAGTGTGGGCTTACTAGCGTCTACCGGCCTACCGCGCTGAGGTTCGTCAAACCACAACCTACGTTTGCTCGCTCTTAAATTATCAATCAACAACCGCTCTCAAGTTCGAGCCGGACAATGTCTAGCGCCGTGAGGCTTGAGGCTTTCCGTTTGGCTTACCGCCTTGCGATAACTCCATCATAGCGTAACCAATTGATTACGCAAGTCGGTATCGCAAACTACCGCTAAAACCATTGCAAACACTCGCATTCCTCGGCGTGTCGAAACCACCATAACCACCACAAAAACCGTCAAACCACAGAGCCCACGCCACTACTCCCATACCCATATAGTTGCACCATGCAACAATCACCAAACATGAGCCAACATCACTCAACCTCATGCCGCCGCCGCTCACAGTCCCATAACCACGCATGTATGCGCGCACGCACACACACGCCCACACGCACGCATGTACGCACGCATACGCGCACGCATACGCGCACGCCCACACGCGCGTACACGCGCACGCGCACACATGGGGGTGGGAGAGCCCCACCCCGGTAAGACATGGGGGCCGCACGGACAATGGTTCTGCTCGTGAATGATCTGCTGGGCTGTTTTTTGAATTAGCGTTTCATTGGTGGTGGGAATACTCTTGCAACGCTTGCTGCAACGCTTGTTGTGAGTAAAATCTCGTGTAGATGGATTGTCGGGGATTGGAGCGAAGCTCGGGTTCCTGACAAGGTGAGGCCCCGCAGTCGCGGGGTTTTCTCATATCTGCGTGAGATATCCCAATTGGTAGAGGACGCCGGCTCAAACCCGGTGTGTTGTGGGTTCGATTCCCTCTCTCACGACTAGGCCACGCCTTTTTTGAAAACCGAACCGTCAAAACAGTTTTACGAGGATTTGTAAGGTCGAGTTCTCTGGGATTCCGTATATCTGGTTGTTAGGACTGGGGCTGAATACCTAGGGTGTCCTGGTCGCAGAGAACGTCGGGTAGCGCCCGGAGATCGTCGCATTATATTCGTGCGGCGCGTTGCGAGATTTGGAGAGGCCAGCCGATTGGCGGCGGCAACTGTTCCGAAAACAGTCTGCCCTGACGGGCGTGTGGGTTCGACTCCCACTCTCTCCGCTGTCTGGTCAAGGTATGTCAGCCAGCCTAAACAATTGACTACCCTAAATGCCCGTGGCCGAGTGGTTCAGGCACCGGTCTCCAAAACCGGTTACGGAAGTTCGATTCTTTCCGGGGATGCGATGCCTTGAGAAGAGGCAGCTCTTGGCGGTGACAGCTTCTCGGTCATTGCCAGTCGCCGGCGGCGGCTTCATGCCATGCCGTGCGGCGATAACTGAACAGCGCTCCCCTAGTGGGAGGCATGGCATTCTAGCTCATTGGAAGAGCGGCGCTCTCGTAAAGCGCAGGTTCGAGTTCGATTCTCGGGATTGCCTCTAGGAGCCGGTGGCCCGTGGGCCAACTCCCTTGTATTTGGATTAACCCCGTTGGAATGCTCGCTCGCCACGCTCCCACCGGCTCCGCCCCCCCTACGTGTAAGGAGTCATCGTGGCTTGGTCATCTTCCAACCGTGATGCACGGTTCAACCCCGGATGGGAGCGGACCCGCAAGCGGATATTAGAGCGGGACCACCATCGATGCCAGTGGATTGTGACCGACTGGCATACGGGGGCGAAGCATATTTGCGGCTATCCTGCCAATGAGGTCGATCATAAGGTTCGCGCGAAGAACGGTGAGCCTGATGATGATTCCCCGTCGAACCTGTGGGCGTTGTGCTCATATCACCATAAGCAGAAAACCGCTCGTGAGAGTGGTGAGGCTCGGGTGGAAAAGCGTAGGAGCCGCGAGGAGGCCGAATGGTATTCGAGGCCGGCTTTTCGATAGAGCGTTGCGCTGTGTTCGGGTGTCTTAACCCGGTGTGCGCCAAAGGGTTGTGCAGGGAGCATTACAACCGGAACTACTATTCCGGCACTCCGTTGAGGAGACTGCGCACCCGCATGTGTCCGGTGTGCTTCAAATGGTTCGACCCTGAGCGTTCCTCTCGCTTGTTCTGTTCGGACAAGTGCCGTTTGAGGTATTTCCGTAAACGTCAACTGCATCCCGAGCTGCCGTCGCGTCCTGAAACCGTGTTGCATGAGCGGACGGTGGAACCGGCTGAACGGCCTCGGATGGTTGTCGAGTCTTTCACCCGTTCGCAGGTGGTTGAGAAGTGTGCCGGCCGTTGCCAGAAGTGCGGCGGACTGGTCGATGTAGATAGTGCCGGGCCTGACGGCGCGGCTTTTGAGTGGAAGGTTCCTTTGGAGAAGTCGCATTCAGCGACTTTGGAGAACCGCATTCTCGTTCACGACCGGTGCAGGGGCGAAAAGCCCGTGCGTCGGACAGCCCGGAATGGGCGGAAACGGAGCGTGAATCATGGCAGGAAACGGGCGTAGGACGTCCAAGATAGCCGCGATGCCTTTGCTGAGCAGTCCCGAGGAGCCGGTTGGGCCGGAACTGCCTGATGTTCGCCCGGATACGGGCGATGAATGGTTGCCGGTCACTCGCCGCTGGTATGAGGATTTGCGTCGTAGCCCGTTGGCTCAGCGTATGGGCGTCGGCCCTGACTGGGATTTCGTGTTGGATACGGCGCTGCTCAAGGATGATTTCAAACGTTCCCGTAAGGGGCGTGCGATTCTGGCGGCTGAGATTCGCCAGCGTGAGGCCATGATCGGCGTCACTCCGAAGGCGCGTAACGATTTGAAGTTCGACGCGCCTCAGGCGAATGATTTGAAGGCGTCCTCGTATTCGGGTTCCTCGAACGTCATCAGCATGGAGGAAGCACGTAGGCAGCGTCGGGCGGTGGGCTGATGCATGACGTTATCCCTAATCTGACCGCCGAGGATAGGGAGCGTTCGCTTGGCTGGCTTGCCTTGTGGTGGATACAGTCGTTCTGCGTCGTGGGTTCGGAGCCCGCGTATGACATGCCCGTGTATGAGAGTCCTGAGTATGCGCGGTTCTACGTGGACTGTTACGCGCTCGACAAGTATGGGCAGCGTCGTTTCAACCATGTGTTCCTGAGTCGCCCCAAGGGTTGTGACAAGTCCGGCAAGGGTGGCCGTCTGGGTTTGTTCGAGGCTTTGGGCCCATGCCGTTTCGCCGGTTGGGCGAAGGGCGGGGAAACCTACACGTTCCTCGGCCAGACTTACGAGTATCTGCCGGGCGAGCCTATGGGCCGTCCCGTGCAGGGCCCGAACGTGGTGTGCATCGCCACCGCCGAAGAACAGACGGATAACGTTTATCAGGTAATGAAGTACAACTGCGAGAACGGGCCTTTGAGCCAGTTGCGCGGTTATGGTCTTGATGTCGGTGAAACCCGTATCCTGCTGCCGGAGGGTGGTTCGATCAAGCCCGGTGCCACCGGTTCTTCCACGCATGACGGCGGCAAGCAGACGTTCATCATCGCCGACGAATCCCACTTGTACAACGTTCCCCGGTTGAAGGCCACGTATCATACGCTGAAACGTAATCTCTCGAAGCGTATGGGCGACGCCGAACCGTGGGTGTTGGAAACCACGACCATGTACCGTCCCGGCGAGAACAGTATCGCCGAGGAGACCTACAAGCACGCTCAGGATATTCGAGAGGGTCGCATCAAGGACCCGAAGCTGCTGTTCGACCACAGGTATTCGCCTTTGAACATCGAGGACCTGGGTGATGCGGGCAAACTGAAGCATGGCCTGTATGAGGCGTATGGTTCCGCCGCGAAGTCAAGGGACGGCAAGGACCATATCATTCTCGCTGACGGCAGCATCGTGCCGGTCAACGACGAGGGTGTGAGCGATGACGGGTATTCGCTTCGCTCCCCCGGCGTGGAGCCGGGCCCGTCGAAGGACGGCTGGGTTGATATTCGCGGCCCTATCGCGGATATCCTCGACCCGGCTTCCGATGTGGGCGATTCGATTCGCTACTACCTGAACAGTCTCACGAGCGTTTCCGACGCTTGGCTGTCCGAATCCCTGTTGAAAAGCCATCTCGCGGGCATCGCATTGTATGCGGGCGTTCCCGAGGGCACCGACTTGGACGAGGCAGCGCCTTGGAAGGACATTATTTCGGACGAGGACGAGATAACGCTTGGCTTCGACGGTTCGCTTTCCGATGATGCGACCGCCTTGGTCGGCTGCCGTGTCAGGGACGGCCTGTTGTTCCTTATCAAACTGGAACAGAAGCCCGAAGGCCCCGAGGCCGCTGACTGGCAGGTCGATGTGGAGGCGTTCGACCGCAAGGTTCGCTGGATGCTGGACAACTACAACGTTGTCGGCTTCTTCGCGGATGTCCACGGCTGGCGTGACCTCATTATCGGCTGGGAAACCGACTACTCGTATCTCGACCTTGTGGGCCAGCGCAACAACGGCGACCCGATCATGTTCCACACGAACAATTGGGAGTCGGACATGAAGCAGGCGTATGTGGACATGCATACCGCGTTCTGCCGTGAATGGACGGCGTGCGATGACGAGGACAATCCCGTCATCGGTGATGTCGCACTGTTGGCCGACCCGAGGCTTCTCGCGCATTTCAGAAACGCGCGAAGGAAGAACCTGCGCAGGACGAACGCCGATGGCTCCACTCAGTACCTCGTGTACAAGGAGACGCCGAACAGTCCGTTGAAGATAGACGCCTGCATCGCAGGCGTCCTCGCATATACGGCGCGTACCCGTTATCTGGAACAGGCCAGTTCCCGTGCGCCGAGGGTGCGCACCCACGTTACCCGAGTGACTTATTAGAAGGACGGTGAGATATGGCCGTGCAGTTGGAGTCGTTGGTTCCCGATGATGTCGCACCGGGAGGCGACGGCGTGGCGCTTACCCGGTTGGCGAACCGGCTGGTGAACCGTATTCACATGCTGTGCCGGTTGAAAACGTTCTACGACGGCAAGGAGACCGTACCCACGAAGGCGGTCCCCCGCAACATGGATGTGACCAGTTCGGACATCTACCGCAGGTTCGTGGACATCTGCCCGATGAACTTGGCGAGCACGATAGCGAACGCGGTCATCACCTCGGAGAAGCCCACCGGCTTCCGTCTGGTGTCGGACAAGGCGATACGTTCCACCGCCGCAGACGACATGTGGCAGAAGTCGGGCATGAACCTGAAATCGTTGAACATGCTGCGTGACGCATCGATTTACGGTGCCGCCTATGCGCAGGCGTGGTCGACGCCTAACCCGGCCTACATTTCGAGGCTCAGCCCTTGGGATACCGTCGTTTCCGACGATAAGAGCGCGGCCATCGTCTACTCGTATGACGCGGATGAAGGCACCGAGAACATCGCCTTGTACCGTCTGGTCCGTGACGATAAGGGCAATGTGACCGACGTGTATGGTCGTGTCGCCAGACGTGAGGTGGAGTCGCGGACGCTGCCGACCGACAGTCCCGACTATGAGGATGCCGTGTATGAGCTGGCGAACGATGATTCCAAGAAGAAACCGTCGTTGCCCGCCTTGTTCGAATGGGTGGGCGCGGCCAGTTCCGATGGTCTTGATTTCGCCCGTGACTGCGGTTGCCTGCCCATCGTCCAGTTGAAGACCGCGACCGGTCGAGGCCAGTTCGAGCCTCATCTTCCGACGTTGAGCGCCATCGACCAGCAGCGTTTCCAACGTTTCTGCATTCAGGAGATGCAGGCGTTCAAACAGCGTTGGGTGTCCGGCGACCTTCCCGAGTCTTACACGAAGCAGGACCCGGCCGTGAAGGCCAACCGTGCGCGTGCCGGCGAAAAGATCGACTACTCGTCCTTGTTCGAGCTTGGCCCCGCCGCCTTGTGGCTGATGCCGAAGGACGCGAAGATGGGTGAAAGCTCCGTGACGGACATCACGCCGATTGTCTCCGCCGCGAACACGGACATCAAACAGTTGGCCGGCGCGTCCGGCACCCCGTTGTCGATTCTCAGCCCTGATGTTTCCGGCAGCGCGGAGGGGGCGAAGCTCACCACCCGCATGTTGAGGCTCAAGGTGCAGGACATGAACGAGCGTGCCAATGATGCGTTCGTGCTGTTGCTTCGCATGGCGTTGGTCGCAAGCGGCCAGCAGTCCGCCGCCGATGAACGTTTCGAGACGATGTGGCAGCCGGTCGAGACTCCCACCGATTTGGAGCAGGCGCAAGCCGCCAACTATGTGAAGGGACTGCTACCGGTCAAAACCATCATGCGCCGGTTCCTGAACATGAGCGAGATGGATATAGCCGAAGCCATGCAGGACTTGCAGGACACGGCTTTCGCCACCGCCCTGAGTCAGGAGAACACTCTGGTCGAAGGCAAGACCTCACAGCAGTCGGCTCCCATCTTGCAGGACACGTTGGATTCGACATCGACCATCCCTGACCTGAACGACGTTCTGGGCGACGAGACGTTGGACTCCACCAATGAGGTGACGTGATGGCCGACATGACACAGGCGCTGACCGTCATGGAACGGCAGCGTCAGGCGCTGGTCGACGCCTACGTGCAGCGTGCGTGGAACATGTGGAAGTCGCTCGACCCCGCCGACTGGTGGAACGACGCGATAACACAGGGCGTGTCCGCGTGGATAACACAGAACCAGATCGCGTTCATCAAAGCCATGCGTCATCTGGGCGTCTCCTATGCGGACGTGATGCTCGGCATGGTGAACGTGCCTTCGGATGGTCAGATTCCCGAATACATCGTCACAAGGGACAACACCGACCCGTGGGCGGTGAGCGTGCGTCCTGCCGACGCCTATCGGAGCATGGCCGTAAGGGACCCGTCGATACGCCCGCTGGCATGGGACAATCTGGACGATTACGTGCAGAAGGCCGTCGATGATTGGCTTGACGCCGCCGTGAAACGGTTGACGGACAATGCGAACACCGATGGTCAGATAGCCATGAACAGTGCGGCCACGCAACGATTCCACGGTTCCGGCGTCAGAAAATACCGTAGGGTCATACACCCCGAGCTTTCCAAGACCGGCACGTGCGGCCTGTGCGCCGTCGCGGCCACGAACGTGTTTTCCACGGCCGACCTTCTGCCCATGCACAACAACTGCAAATGCACCGTCGCCCCGATCACCGCGAACAATGACCCCGGTCTGAAACTCAACCGGGAGGATTTGGACGCCATCTACAGGAAGGCTGGCAGCACGTCAGCCGCCGACCTGAAAAGCGTGCGCGTCATCATGGAATCGCATAGCGAGATCGGGCCGATTCTCACGCAGTCCCAGTGGCGGCGTGAATACGATGACGGCACTCCCGCGCCGGAATGGCATATCCCCGACCTGAACATGACGCGCACCGCGTTGCAGCGCATGTACGCGAGGGCTATGGAGTTCCAACAGCATTATCAGAAAGTGCTGGATACGGGCGAGGAAGACGATTTTCCATTCGAGGGTCGAAAGTACAGCTTCCGGCCTTCGGTGCATTTAAGACAAGCCATGTCCTATCAGAGGGCGTGGCTCCAATACCTGCGGTCGACCCTCGGTTTGGCCGCGTGAATGAAAGGGGCGGGCGGATGCCTACCAAGGAAGAACAGAACACTGCCGAAACCGAAACGGTTCAGCAGTCTCAGCCTGAAACGGGCGCGGCAGAAACGACCGCCGACATTCAGGAAAACAATGAAAACGTCAAGCCGGAGGAAAACCCCGGTGACAACGAGCTCGCCAAGTGGAAGGCGATGAGCCGCAAGAACGAGAAGCAGGCCGAAGCGAACCTCAAGCAGGTGCAGCAGGTTCAGGCCGAGCTTGCCCAAGTGCGTGCCGACAACGCGCGTCTGATTGCGAAGAGCACGTATCCGCAGGTCACTGACAAGGTGTTTGAAGCCCTGTACAAGGGTGATGGCACGCCGGAGGATATCGCGGACTTCGCCAAGTCCTATGCGGAGCTCAACCCCATCCAACCCGGTTCGCCGTTGGGCGTTCAGCCGAACGGTCGTGTTCAGGTGCCGGAAGCCGAGGCTCTTCGCAGCGTGGGCCGAAAGGCCGAGAACCCCGAGGGCGAGTTCAATCCGAAACCAAAGCGCGGCGACGCCTACAAGCGTGCGATGGACCGTCAGAACGCCCGCCGCCGCAACCATAACAAGCAAACCAAATGAAAGGAGCCATACTCATGGCGCTTCCGATTGAAATGGTGCATGGCACCGGCCTGACCACCGTTGAGGAAAACAATGAGTGGCGTTTCGGCGAGCAGACGGGCGGCGTGGTCTCCGTGACCATCGTCCCCGAACTGTTCAACGTCGATGACGAGACTCTGCGCAACAAGTACCTGACCGGGGTCAGCCCGACAGCCACGACCATCTACATCCGTTCCGGTATTCCGCTCGCCAAGATCACGAGCGGCACCAACAAGGGCGCTTACGGCCCGTATGACCCGAAGGCTGCCGATGGCCGTCAGACCGCCATCGCCGGCCTGTTGGAGTCCGCCGTCGCCGTGAACGTCACCTATTCCGGCTGGCAGGTCGATGACACCTATGTGGGCCTTCGCTACCGTGGCGACATTATCAAGAGCAAGCTGCCGGTCGTTCCCGCCGACGAGGCCAAGTGGGGCGGCTGCTTCTACGATGTCGAGGATGATGCTGTCACCGCATTGTCCGGTTCGGCTGGCGCTGCCGGTTCCGCTGGTGTGGGCGTGAAGTCCATCACCTTGACCAAGAGCACCTCTGGTGTCATCACCGGTGGCACTTGGGTCGGCACCGACAACAAGTCGAACACCATCACCATCGCCTGACACCCCGTCTAAACCGATTCTTTGAAACCCGCCCCTCGTGGCGGGTTTTCTCATATCTGAAAGGAAATATCCAATGGCATTGGACAAGGAAATCTTCCCGCCGAGCGAAGCCACCGAGGTTGCGCAGGCGGGCTTCGATTACGTGAACGGCGTTCTCCCGTTCTCCACCATGTTCCCCATCCAGTCCAATGACGGCGAATGGACCGTCTCTTGGACGCCGAATCTGCCAACGCTCTCCACGAACGCCATGCAGCGTCGTGCGCTGGACGCCGAGATCGGCCACACTTCGATGGTCGAACAGTCCGCCGAACAGCATACGGGCCTTCTGCCCCTGTCCGGCATGGACCACATCACCGAACGTGATATGGCCAAGCACGCGAACGACAAGCAGTTCATCCACGACAAGGCCGAAGCCAAGACCACGCATCTGGGCCAGACCGCCGCCGTGACCCTTGAACTTGAGTCCATCTCCGCGATGATGGATGGCAAGATCACCATCAACGAGAACGGCGCGAACGTTGTCTACTCGTTCGGCCGTCCGGCCAAGCAGCATAATCAGACTCCGACCACTCTCTGGTCCAATGCTACTTCCGACCCGATTGCCGACGTTCAGGGTTGGATTGAAGTCATGCGCAAGAACAAGGGCCGTACACCGCACGCCGCGTTCACCACGTCGAAGGTCATCGACGCATTGCGCGTCAACGAACAGTTCCGTCAGGAAGTGTCCGGCATGGACTTGGCTCATTCCAAGCCACGACTGTCCCGCGACCAGGTGCTGGGCGTTCTCGCCAGCCAGCTTCAGCTGAACGACGTGCGTATGCTCGACCTCGAATACGAGAACCTTGAACTGGACGGCGGCTTCAAGATGGACGTGGACACCACCACGCTCATCCCCGATGCCACGTTCGTCATGCTTCCCTCGTTCAACGACCCGACCCTTGGCTTCACCGCTTCCGGCCCGACCGCCGAAGCCCAAAACTCCGAGTATGAGATCAGCAAGAGCGTCAACGACGGTCTTGTCGCCGCCATGCTCTCCCATCAGGCTCCGGCCAACTACGATATCTGGGTCAACGGCTCCGCGCTGCCCGTATTGCAGGATGCCGTCAGCACGTTCAAGGCCAACGTCCTGTAGGAGCCGTCATGGCAAGCGTTGACGGCATCGACTGGATGAAACACATGCAGGTCAGTCTGCTTGACCAGCCCGGGCTAGCCGACGCCTATCCGAACGAATGGGTGAAATCACGTTGCCGTATCGCCGCCGAAATAGCGTTGACCGAATCCGGCAACGCGGAACCCCGCCTCAATTCGGGCGACCTGAGCGAGGACACGTTCGCCTACGTGGTCTGCTCGATGGTGATTCGCGTCATGCGATGGCACCGGCTCAAATCCGAGTCGAACGGCAACTATTCGTATGAGGAGCATGACCCCCAGCCTAATCCGCCCGCCTATGATGCCAGTCCCAACCTGTATGTGAGCAAACGCGAAAAGCAGTTGCTTGACGGTTACGCGGAGGGACACGGCCCCGTAGGCACCATTGGTGTCGGGTTGAGCCGAATCTACGGATTGTGAGACCCTATGGCCGATGAAACATTAGACTTGGGACACCTTTACGACGGTGTTGATTTGGATGAACTCGGCGGCGGGCACCTGTACGACGATACCGAGTTGGAGCCTCGTATCACGGATGACCTTCTGCACCGCGACATGATCGTGGTGCAGCCGATGAAACCGGTCGAAACCGTCTACGGTTCCGGCACGGTGCCGGATGGGGACGCCTCCTACTGTTACTGCTCGTTCGAGCCTCGAATCAATAAGAACAGCACGTTTTCCAAGAACTGGGCGCAGGACACCACGCCGCAAACGACCGGTGGCCTGCGTGAGGATGCGTTGGCGATCGTTCTCGCGCCGGAATGGCATGGGGACATCAACACGCAGTTCTGGTTCGATAACGCCTGTTACGAGGTTGATGGCCCGCCTATGGAGATGCGTCACGCCTCGGATGCCGCCCACCATTGGAACATCACCGCGAGGTGCATCGGCCATGCGACCGAGGACAACGGGTTGAAACCGCCTGTCCCGCCCGAGGGGAGCCGCACATGGGGTACGTGAAACTGAATCCCGCGAGGGTGTTGAACCGTGACATGGCGATACTGTTCGGAGCCGAAGCGACCCGTCCCGTGGCGGAGAAGGTCGAAGCGAAAGCGAAGGCGCTGGCCGACATGAAGGCGAAGCATTCGTCCGTCGCCGACCGCATCGACATCAGCACTCACGCGCATGGCACGCACACCGCCGTCATCATGAGCGTGACAGGCCGTGACGGTTCGGAAATCGCCTCGCATCTTGAGTTCGGCTCCTTCAACCGGTGGCTGGAACACAAGTACGGCATCAAAAGCCCGAGTGCTTGGATGCCGGGATTGTTCATCATGTCGAAAGCGAAATATGTCTGACCCCACGATATTCGACCTTTCCGTAAGGGAACAGTTGGATGCGGTCGCCATGACACGCGCCTACCTGGACGCCGTCGAATGGAAGGACCGTGATTTCAGGCCGGTCATCCAACCGGAGGTCACGCCCGCCACGGATTCGCTCCTGTTGTCCCATGACGTGATTCTCTACCATTGCGGTGCTCCTGAGCAGCCCGACTGGAATCTGAAGGCTTGGATATGGCAGTACACGCTGTCTTTGACGGTGTTGGGCCGTGACCCGGAACGGGTGGCCCGCATCTGCGGATGGCTGCACCGTTGCATATCCGCATGGCCCTACCGGCCCGGCACCGACTATGGGAAGATCGGGCGGATAGTGGACAATCCCGGTTTCGAGTCCCGGTCTTCCGGCGACATGACCAGTTCCAAAAGCATCGTCGCGTGGACTTCCACGAAACGCATACAGGCCGCGTCCCCACGCGGCTGACCTTATCTGAAAAACCATCAATCACACAATCAGACCCCGCACGCCTGCACGGCTGCGGGGTTTTCCATATTTGAAAGGAAAACGATATGGCTGACGAAATCGGCATCCACGACGACGGCGTATTGACCGCCGTCCGAGGAACGATCTTCATGGCGAAGGCCGAGACCATCATTACCTCCGCACTGCTCAAGCAGTTCACCGTCGAGGCGGCGACCGTGGGCGTGGGCGACGACATGTGGACGAACCTCGGCCACATGTCGAACGACAACCTGCCCGAGTTCGCGTTGGACGGCGGCGACGCCACCACGTTGAGCACTTGGCTCAAGGCGGCGTTCCGCACCCAGTACGCCCAGACCACCGGCACTGTGACGTTCAATTCGGTGCAGGGCGACAAGGGCACGTTCAAGACCTTCTACAACGCGGTCGATATGACCGGCGCCGGCGTGGCCTTCTCCTTGGAGAAGACCCCCATCAACAAGTCCCTGTTCATCCTGTGGTCCGACACGAACACGACCGGCCGTGCCGGTCTGCTGCTGCCGAACTCGGACATCGCGTTCTCCAGTCTGCCTGCTCTTTCCACGGATTCGTTCGTGGAGTTCTCCGCTCAGGCGAACATCAAGACATCCAGCGTGCTTCCGCATGACAAGAACGGCAAGTTCACGTCCGTCGCCTACTTCGCGCCGTCCGACTTCACGGTCTGACCCGTCTCTTCCTTGCCGCGTCTCCTATCCGCGCGGCAAGGAACCCCATCTTTCCACGGATAGGGCTTTTCAGAATCATTCTTTTCCACGGATAGGAGCCGATGATGGCAGAGAACACTAAGAACACGACCGACAACGCGAAGATGCCGGAGACATGGGACGAGCTCAAGGAGCAGCCGCTGTTCGCGGGACTGCCCGACATGGCGAAGCCGCAGGAGCTGAACGTGGCCCAGTCCGCCGAGTTCTCGGTGACATGGCAGCGCATCTCCGAACGCAACGGGAAACTGGGCGACATGGGCTTCTTCGACGACGATAAGGCCGACAAGCCGAAGAAGAAGCCGAAGTACGACGAGTCCGAAGCCGTCATCCTCATGGCCGAGATCGTGCAGTACGCGGACATGTTCTACCGCGAAATCGCGGCCGACGAGAAGCAGTGGGACGAGTTCACCCGTGGCCGCACCTTGGAGAACCTGTACGTGCTGCTGGTGTCCCTGACCACGTTCTATTCGGTGGCACTGGGAAAATCAAGCGCCTCCAAGACGCGCTTGGAGAATGCAGAGTAGCGGTCTCGGCCGACTTCCAACGCTTCTACAACATCAACCTCCCCGCCAGTATGGGCCGCATGGAGCCGTCATGGCTGTGCGACCTGCTGGACGGTTTGGAGGGCGTTGACGGGAGCCTGTACCGCGCGTGGATGGCCGAACACCATCCGCTCCCACGGGAAGACGCGAAAAGCATTCCGCGTCTTTCCTACCTCACCTACGGGCAGTCGCAGATGCTGATGCTCAGCATGACGAACCAGCTTGAGATGATTCGCGTGATGATCGCCCGCATGATGGGCGACAAGAAGTCGAAGCCGCAGCCCGTCTATCCGCCCGGCACCGTGGTCAAGCCCGATTCGGTCGGGCCGAAATCGTTCTCCACGGCGGGCAAGTCGTTCGCCCAGATCACGGGCATGTTGGGTGCCGTGTTCGGCGGCAACAGTTTCTAGCAGAAAACCCCTCGCATTCCACGAGGGGTTTTCGTTTATCCTCCCGGAGGTTTTCTCATGGCCTTGTATTCCGCTGGCGCGGTCGGCGTCGATATTCGCCCGGACACCGATAATTTCTGGAAGATTCTCAACGCGGAACTGCATTCTCGCCACCCTGAGGTCACCGTTGATGTGAACACGAAGGGCGTCGCACGCGCCAAGGAGCAGATGCGCGACCTTGACGGCAAGACCCTCACCAACGTGGTGAAGATCGACGGCGACCCGTCCGGCTTGCGTGCCATCGACAAGGCCATGCAGGCCCAGCGGAAGCAGTGGGAGAAGAAGCCGGTCACCAGCAGATTCGACTTGGACGATACGTCGTTCAATGAGAAGATTCACCGGCTTTCCAACCAGATCAAGCGGACCGCCGGCCAGACGGAGGCGTTCGTCAAGAAGTCGCAGAAATCCGTGGCCGACAGTCTTCAGGACAGTCTCTCCCGCATGCGTTCGGCACGCGCCCTCTACGACAAGGAGGCCACGGCCGCATCCCGCAGGCAGACCATGCTCATCAGGGACGAGCACGCCGCCTACGACATGTACGCGGAGGCCATCGAGAACGGGCGCAAACGTCAGGAGCAGTTGACCCGCAGCCAAGCCGATGTCAGTAAGACCCTTGACTGGTCCATCAAGAAGATGAAGGAGCTGCGCGAGGCCGGGAACATCGACACCGCGAACTGGTACAAGAACAGTCGCATCCCCGAGCTGCGCGAACAGCTCAAGGGCCTGAAAGCCGACCTGAAGGCGGTAGGCAAGGAGATAGCGGAGAACAAGAAGGCGCAGGACAAGCTCTTCTCCGCCGATTTCGACAACAAGGTAGCGGCACAGCAGCGTCTTATCGACTCCAACACCAAGAAGTGGGAGAAGGCGACCGACGCCATCTCCAAGTATTCGGACGCCGAGCTCATGCGCAAGGCGCGGCTCAATGACTTCAACCGTGAGAACGACCGGCTGTTCTCCGGTCTGAACAAGATTCTCGACCTTGAGGAGAAGTCCGAGAAGCTGAACCGCAGGCAGCTCCAGCAGCTGTCGAAGCTCACGGCTGGCCAGAAGGCGTTGGCCGAGGTGTTCGGTGACACGGGAACCAGCGTCAAACGCCTCAACGCGGTACAGAACGATTCGCGCCGCACGATGGACAAGCAGCGCAAGACCGCCCGCGAACTGACCAGCCTGTTCGACGAGCAGGAGACCCAGATCAACGCGCTTTCCGCCGCGTTCCAGAAGTTCAAGCCCATGGGCATCGACAAGAACCTCGGCAAGGAGCTCAACAATACCTTCGACCAGCTGAAGAAGCTGCGCGACTTCGCATCCCGCAAGCCGATCACTGCCAAAGCCACATTGGATAAGACCCAATGGGACAAAAAATACGCGGAACTGATGTATGACGCGGAGAAGCTGCGCGCCAAACTCGACCGGGAGCATGAGGTCAACGTCCGCGTCAAGGTGTGGGAGGACAACGCCGACAAGCTCGAAGCCCGGTTGGAGAAGCTGCGTCATACGCGCCTCGACATTCCCGTGGACTGGCAGGTCGATCAGGAACGAATCATCGCGTCGATGCGTGAGACCGCCGCCAAGATCAAAGCCAATCCCGAACGTCGTTGGGAGCTTGAAGCCGACCTCGACCTGCAAATGCATCGCGCCGAGGAGAAGCTGAAGAAATTCGAGAACAAGAACGACGAGCTGAAGATGGATTTGGACTTGGAGACCGCGGTGGCCCGAGCCCATCTCGCCTACTTCACCCGTCCACGCACCATCGACATCTTCGCCAATTTCAAGGGCACAGACCTTGGCAAGATTTTCTCCGGCATGACCAGTGGTGCGACCGGTTTGAAGGGCGTGCAGAACCAGTTCGACAGTCTTGTGAACCTGTTCGACAAGCTCGACAAGGTGGTTCCCAAGTGGTCGATTCTCGGTGCCGGCGTCACCGCGTTGGGTGCCGGACTCCTGAACCTGGGACGCACTGCGGGCGGTGTCGGCGTCAGCCTCGTGTCCATGAGCAAGGCCGCGTTGGCCGCTCCCGCCGCGTTGGCTGGTCTGGCGTCCGCAGGCTACGTGGGCTACCGGGTGTTCGGTGATTTGAAGGAAAAGTTCGATGTCACCAAGACCTCGCTGGCGAACCTGAACAAGGAGTTGGGCGACAACGCTTGGAACGAGTACGGGGATAACCTGTACCGTCTCGCCAACGACGTGGCCCCCTCACTGTCCAAGGGTTTGAACGGTATCGCCGTCGAGGAAGGCAAGGTGCTCAACGGGCTTATCGACGTGGTGCGCCAGTCGAACGAAGCCGACCAACTACCGCGTATCTTCGAGAACACTCGTCTCGCGGTGTCCGAACTGAACCCGGGCTTGCAGTCACTGGCCCGCGCGTTCCTCGGCTTGGGCGACCAGTCCAGCCAGTATCTGCCCCGCATGGCCTCCTACATTTCCGACGTGGCCGAGAAGTGGGCGAACTGGGTGGATACCGCCGAACGTACCGGTCAAGTCTCTAAGGCGATGGAAAAGGCCATCGAACAGGGCGGCTATCTGAAATCGTCCGTATTCGACCTTATAGGCGTGTTTGAGGGCACGTTGGGTACTCTGGCTAAGACCGAGAACGGTATCCAAGGGTTTTCCGAGGCTTTGGCGAAAGCCAACAAGGCCGTTCACACCATCAAGTTCCAAGAGACTTTGGAGGCTTGGAGCGCCGGTGCGCAGGACGCTCAGGACAAGATGCGCAACGCTTTCAAGGATATTGGCGACGCCGCGTACTCGTTGAAGGACACCACTCGCGCGGTGTTCGGTGACGCGGGCCAGATCGTAGGCGAGGGCATCACTGGGTTGAGTCGCGTGTTGCAGCAGTCCGGTGGTGGAATCCGCGATTTCAGTTCCGGTGTCCGCGACGGGTTCAGCCAGGTGTTTGACGCGGTGGGTGACGCGGGCCCCATGTTCTCCGATTTGGCGAGCATGGTGGGCCAGTTGTCGCGCACGTTCGGCGGCACGTTCGCGTCCGCTTTGCGTACCGTGAGCCCGCTTATCAGCACCATCGCCAAGGGTGCCACCGGCGTGGCCCAAGCGTTCGACTCGTTGCCGGGGCCGGTGAAAAGCATCATCACATTGTGGGCCACGTTCGGTCGTGCGGGCAAGACGGCGTTCGAGTCGTTGAAGACCGGCATGTTGCAGAACATCCAGTCCACGATGCGATACCAGAAGATGCTCAGCGAACTGGGTTTGAGCGCCGAACAGGCGTCCGTGAAAATGGGCACCCTGATTAAGGCGATGAACCAGTTGCGTTCCGGCAATTATGCGGGTATTCTGTCCGGCGCCATCAGCGAGGTCAATTCCCTCGGCATGGCGGCGGAAGCTAACTCGAAGAAGCTGCTCCTTCCGGGGAACGCTGCCAAGGAGACTTCCAAGGACATGGGCGGCTTGGTCGGTGCGAACGGTCAGGCCATCGCCTCCATCCGTTCGGCCGGGGAGCAGGCCGAACAGCAGTCCGGCAGGTTCGGTTCGTTGAAGATCGGCGTGAAGAACCTGTGGGATGCGTTCGGCGGCTGGACGACGGTTGCCGGTCTGGGAATCAGCGCGGGCATCGCCGTCATCGGCAATGCGATATCCGACTACACGACGAAGGCGGAAGCATCCAAGCAGGCGATGGACAAGGTCATCGACGGCATGAAGGGCATCAAGTCCAACGCCAAGGAGGCGGCGGACGCGTTCAACGATTTCAAGTCGGAGACCACGAAACAGTGGGATGACCCGTCGCTCCTGTTCGGCAAGGACGGCGGCGGCGCGGTCACTGAATGGCTCGTCAAGGTCAGCGGCGGCTACACGTCCGCAGCCGACGCGGCCAAACGTCTGGGCATCAATACCAGTACGCTGACCGATGCGGTCAGCGGCAACGAGGCCGGCTACAAGAAGCTCGTCAAACAGTTGGAGGCGCAAAGCAAGGAGACATACAAGGCCAGCGACCAGTACGGCATGATGGTCGAGAAGCAGACCGATGCCGCCATCGCCGCCGACACGCTGTTGCAGGCGTTGAAGAAGCAGCACAAGGAAGGCTTGGAGAAATCCGTCAAGGAGCAGATGAAATATCTGCGTTCCCTCGAACAGATCTCCGATTCCTCCTCCGCGCTGTCCGACAAGCTCAGCTCGCTCGCCACGACGGTCAAGGCGAACGGTCAGGCGTTCAAGGAAAACGGCGAACTGGCTGACGCCAACAACGCCGCCTGTGGGCGCACCGACAAGGCGATGAAGGATGTGGCCGCTACCGCGTTGCTGTCCGCCCATCAGCTTCTCTCCTATGGTGAGAAGAACGGTCAGGTGGAGGAGTACACGCAGAAGGCCGCAAACTCCATTTATGAGGCGCGTGAGGCCATCGTGCAGCAGGCTCAGGCCGCTGGCATGAGTGAGGAAGCTGCTGAAAGGTACGCTGATTCGCTTGGTCTGATTCCCTCTGATGTGGGTACCACGATCACCGCTCATTCGGAAATCGCCCAAGATGCGGTGGATAAGCTCATGCAGGGCATATCCGGTCTGACCGATGGTGAGAAAGAGATCGTTATCCGGCTACGTGAAGCTGGAGTGGTCACCACGTTGGACGGTGTTCTCAGTCTTGTTGAGCAGCTGATGAAAGGCGACTTGTCCGAGAGGGACCTCACATTGCTGTTGAACGCGAAGGGCAATGCTCGCTGGGAGACAGGCGAGGTCAAGGAGAATCTTCTTGCTCTCGGCATGTCCAAGAAAGCCTACAAGTGGCTGTTCTCAGGTGAGGGCAACGCTGAGGAGCGCATGCAGAAGGTCAGGGACGAGCTTGGCTATCTGAACCTGACCGACGAGCAGATACAGTGGATTCTCGACTGTATCGACCACGCTTCCGGCAAGATAAAGGACGTGGAGAAGAATAAGGTTCCCGCCGCCAAGGGCGTCAGCTTCAACATCGACGCCGACGATGATGACGCTCAGGTGAAACTCGCCTCCTATAGGGAGTCCGATGGTGAAAAGCTCGCTGAGAATAATATTCTCGTCAGCGCCGTCGATAACACCAGCGAGGGCACCGAGTCCGCTAAGGCGAACGTGTTCAGTGTTCCCCATGAATGGTGGTCGTGGCTGTTCGGACTTGATGGCACCAGTGGCCCATCCGGTATCGCGAAGAACGCCGTTGAGAGCATTCCTCAGCAGTGGCAGTCTATATTGACTGGTTCCGGCAATACGACGCTGTTTTCCAACATCGCCAATAATGCGGTTCGGAATATTCCTCAGCAGTGGTTGTCCATGTTTACGGGTCTCGGCAATACGCCATCGTTTGCCGGAACGGCACGAAGCATGATCGGCAAGGTGCCCATCTATCATTCCACGACGTTGAATGCGATGGGCAACGCTTTGGATGTCGCGTCGAACCTGCTATCCACTCTGCGGTCAATCGCTGGTCGCACATGGACGGCTTTCATCGACACGATATCCGGGGGTGGCGGTCATGCTACCGGTGGTCGTATCTATGGTCCCGGTACTTCCACTTCTGATTCGATTCCGGCGATGCTGTCCAATGGTGAGATGGTGCTTCGCGCCGCAGCCGTCAAGAAGATTGACGCCGTGTATGGCAGGAGTTTCCTGAACACGTTGAACGCGGTCGGCAGTGTGGAGAAAGCCATGCAACCGTCCGCGTTCGCGTTGAACGCTCGCAGGAAGTCTCAGGCGTATGCGACCGGTGACCGCGTATCCACGGCGAACGGCTCGTGGAACGTCGAAGTCAACCCGGTGATAAAGGTCGAACTTCCCGCGAATACGGGGAACACGACGAACAACACGGTGACTATCAACGGCGTGGAGTCCTCCGACCGGAGGATAGCCGACGCGGTGGAAACCCTTGTCGCTTCCGCCACCCGGAAACGCAACATGCGTCCGCGCTGACCGTCAGAGAACCGTTGCAAGCCAGTTTGTTTCAGCTTGCAACGGTTTCCTCCTGTTTCCTAACATCGTCAAGAAAGGTTTGTCATGGTTGAAGGTGCCGGCAATATCATCGGCGGCGGCTGGCGTTGCTGCGTACAAGCCGATATCGTCTCGCAGAACGCGACACAGGCCGTCATAGGCGTGCACATCATCTACCGTCGCACCGACCCGTCGCGCTGGGTGGCGTCCGATGCCGTGTCCGGTGGCGCTTGGGTCAATGGCGTGAGCACGAGCACGAACACGGTGAACTTCGGCTACCGGTCCTTCAACGGCGACGTGGATTTACACACCCAGCAAGTGACCGTCACGAAGCAGGAGTCCGCGCAGACGTTCTCCTGCCGCGCGTTCCTGAACATCCCATATGGTTTGCCGGGACGGTCGGAAGCGCATGTGAACCTCACGGTTCCCGGCATCACGTATGCGAAACCGAACCCGCCGAAGAACGTATCATGGACGCGGGTCAATGATTCAAGCGTGAAGGCCGCATGGCAGTCGAACTATGATAATGCGGCGCGAAAATATTGGAAGCAGATCTACGCAGACCAGTGCGTCGGCTTGAACGGCGGCACACAAGGCGCGTGGGGTCTGGTCAAGGCGTTGAACTGGGACGCCTTGAACTATTCGTACACGGGGTTGAAGGCGAACGCCCGATACCAGTTCCGTGTCGCGGCCCAGAACCCTGGCGGAGTGTCCGACCATGTGTACTCGGGCTACATCTACACGACGCCGGCCGCCCCCGTGGCGGTGAACGCGGTGAAACTGTCCGAACAGTCCGTGCGCGTGACCGTGGATGCGTCGAAATCGCATGTGAATGGCATCAGACTGCGGCGCAGGGTGAACGGCGGCGAATGGGCCGACATAACCGGAGGCACCCCCGGTGCGACGGCCGAAGGCTGGCTTCCCGACATAAACGGAATCCAGAACGTCACGTGGACCGACACCGCAGCTCCTGCGGGCCAAGTCCAGTACGCGGCGTTAGTGGGAAGACCTGTCTACGGCGATGACAACTCCAAGACCACGCTCTTCTCCGACTGGACGTACAGCAACACTATCCAGACGGCCGTGGCCCCTTCCGCGCCGACGATTCTGAACCCGACGCAGAACGGCGCGTATGTTGTCAATCAGCCGATGACGGTCGCTTGGAAACCGAATCATCCTGACGGTTCCGCCCAATCCGCCGCGCAGGTGGAGGTCACCGACCCCTCGGACGTTACGGTCATCGAAGAGCAGACCACGAACACCAGTTATCAGCGCACGCCCAAAAGCTGCGGCTCGTATAGGATTCGCGTGCGCACCAAGGGCATCCACGCCGACTGGGGCGCATGGTCGAACTACGTGACCTTCACGGTCGCGAAATATCCGAACATCAGCATCAACAAGCCTTCCGGCACCATTACGGCGACACCGTTCACCGTGGCGTGGACCGTGGCGGACGATACGGGCGTCAGCTCGCAGACGCTCATCATCCAGTCGGACGGCGTGGAGAAATACCGGAAGACGATGGACGGTTCCACGCGAAGCCTGAGCATCGGCGCAAGCCAGTATCTGCCGAACAACAATTCGACGTTGACCATCACGCTCGTGGTGCGCGGCGGTTCCGGCTTGGAATCCAGCACGAGCGTCGTGAGGGACGTGGACTGGCCGGACCCGGCCGAGCCGATGGCCGCGATAGAGTCGAACAATGATTACGCGGCGTTGGTCATCGTGTCGTTCGGCGTGCCGGAGGAAGGCCAGTCGGAGACGGTCAGCGCATCCGTCATCCGTGTCATGCCTGACGGTTCGGAGGTGCTTATCGCCTCGAACCTGTTGGACCAGCAGTTGGCCGTGGACCCCATTCCCCCGTTGAACACCGACTTCCATTACAGGGTGGTCGCGTATTCGGCTATGGGCACGACCATCGCACGCATGGTGGACGCGCGCATCGAATCCGGGTTCGGAGTGTTGAACTTCGGCACGGATGCGGGTCAGACGTTATTGCTCGGCTATAACAACACGGTGTCTCATAAGCGTTCCCATTCGACCAGCGAGTTTCATTTCGCGCGGGGCGACGGGGCGAATGCTCTGCCTTCCAGCTACGAATTGGACCAGTTGGATTCCACGGTGAGCGTCACCGGCGTATGGGAGTGGGACCAAGCGTTGTGGCTGCGGATACTCTCGTTGGCTGACGGATACCCTTACGCATGGTATCGGGAGCCTTCCGGCCTGCGTGTCTACGTGAAGGCGGAACAGTCCGTGAGCGTTGACATCGCGGACAAGAAGAACATCAGCTATTCCGCCGACCTGACCCAATTGACATGGGAGGAGCCCGTCCTATGAGTGATTGGAGCAAGCCTTTCAAGGTCGCCTACCGTGTGATGCGAGTCAACAGGAACACGGGTTTGGAGACCGGACGGTTGGATTGGGTGATATCCGGGGGCAGCATCGAACGCAACCAGGACACCAATATCTGCGAATCCGGTTCCCTGACCGTGGAGGGGGCGACCGACCTGGGCACCGACCGGCTACGGATATGGGCCGACTGCACGTGGCATGACGGTTCCACGGCAAGTGTGCCGTTGGGCACGTTCCTTCCCAACATCCCCAAGCGCAGCGTGAACGGCAAGGAATCTTCCAGCCAACTGGATTTGTACGGGCTGCTGCAAGAAGTCGATGACGACATGTTCGAGTCGCCGATAACGATAGGCAAGGGCAAGAAGGCCGTGACCGCCGCCGCCGACATCCTCAAGGGATGCGGGCTTCAGGTCGCGGCCTACAATCCCGGCAATTACACGCTGAAGGATAATTGGACGTTCGGTTTGAGGTCCGATAAGGACAAGGACAAGGGCAGCACCAAGCTTGACGCGGTGAACGATCTCTTGGATTTGGCCGGATACTCCAGTGCGAGAACCGACGAGTACGGGCGCGTCATATTGGAGAAGTATGTGGAGCCGGGCAAACGCCAGCCGAAATGGACGTTTCAGGAGGGTGCGAACGCCACGTTCCTCACCACCATGACCGACGAACGCGACCTGCGTGAGGTGGCGAACGTGGTGAAGGTCACCTACTACAACACGGACAAGGAATACGTTTCGACCGCGATTGACGATGACCCGGCTTCGGAGTTCAGCACTGTCAGCCGTGGCCGCAGGGTGGCTCACGCCTACGAGTATTCCAGCATCCCCGACGAGGTGACTACCGACGAGCAAGGCAGGAAACTCGCCTCGGACAAGGCGTTGGAACTGCTACGCACCGAACAATCCGTGATTCACAGGGTCACGTTCACGCACGTGTACGCTCCTTTGAATCTGACCGACGTGGTGGACTTGGAGTATCCGACCGGCTCGGTTTCCGGCAGGTTTGCGATACGCGCGCAGAATATCACTTTGGAGGCCGGTATTCCCATCGAATGCGAGGCCCGTACCTTCCAGCGTCCAAGCGAACCAACAACAGTGAAGGCATAAATGCAGTCGAACCTGATAAGGGCCGGCAATCGTCTGGCCGAAATCATGCCCTCCCAAGTGGGGGCGGAAGCCACCATCACGCGCATCGGCACCATCAACACGGTGTACGACACAGGAGGGTATTGGACCGCTGACGTGGATATGAGCGGCGGCACGCTCATGGGATTGCAGATGACCACGGATTGTGTGGGAGCCCGAGCCGGTGACAGGTGCGTGGTGGAAACCTACGCGAAAGTCGCCATCGTCACCGGCATCCTTGCGCGTCCGGGGTGCGGATGCTCCCCCTTGTTTGAGTGGTCGAGCACGTGGAGTGGTACCCCTGGGACTGAGCCTGAGAGTGGTTATCTTGAGAAGACTGCGACTGTTACTTGCGGGGGGCTTATCCTGTGCGAGGTTGCGGCCGCGATCAGCGGTACCGGCGAATACAGTATGGCGTTCGACTTCTTGGACGCGAACGGTGAGCGTAAAGCGTATTGGTGTTCCACGTCGCCGCAGAAGAACGGCGGCACGTTGAGGTGGGTTGCTTCCGGTTCTGTGCGGTTGCCTTACGGCTCGTACACGGTGAAGCTCACGACGTTTCATTGGGGCACGGTTTCCATTGTCGGCAATGATTCGTCTGGTAATAGTCTGCGTTGGCGTGACGCATCGTTAGGGGTTGAAGGTGTTTCGCGTTATGCGCGGTTGCGTATGGCGTGAAGTGGACGTGTCCCGCCTTGCCGTTTGTTGTAAGCATAATACGTAACGCCTGACGATAGTCAGTTGACTTAGCCTCACACCATATCGTGTGGGGCTTTCCCATATTCGAAAGGACACTGAATGTCCCCTTTTCATGACCTGTTTTCAAGCGCCGAGTTTTGGAGCGCGTTGATTCTCGCGCTCCTCGGCGGTGGCGGCATCGGCGGACTGGTCGGCGCGTGGTCGAACAGCAGGAAAACCGAGGCCGATATCGACGGCATCACCGCCGACGCGGCCGACAAGGCCGTGAAGATTCTCACGGAAAGCATCATCGACCCGTTGCGTGAGCAGGTCGCTTTTCAGGAGACCCAAATCCAGCATTTGGAGGAGGTGCAACGCAAGTATTTCAAGATCGTGGCCTATGTGCGTGGCCTGTTCCATTGGCTGCAATCGTTCTGCGAAGTGACGGAACCCGAGTTTTTGAAACGTCATCCCAAGCCATCGCTGCCGGACGAGCTTCGCCCGGACGTAGCCCCCGAAACAATCGAATCCAATAAGGAGGAACAGTAATGACCCAAATCCATATTTCCATCAGGAAGCCGAAGACCGGCGGCTTGGACCCTGTGACCGGCACGATGCGGTTCCGCCCGGTGCGTCGTCACTTCGACGCGGCGAAGAACCTCATCATCGCGGCCTCGTTCGACGCGAATCTGTCCGAAACGGGTGAGCTGACGGTTGACCTGCTGCCTACGACTCCTGCGTTTGTGTGGCAGGTCGTGGAGTTGGCTGATTCGCCGCAGGCGTACACGCGCTACGTCGAAGTGCCGGACTCCACCCACGTGGTCGCATACGCGGACCTCGTGGAAGTGGACGCCGGCACGTTCGTCCCGAAGGATATGGCCGGCTCCCAACTGTTGAAGGTTCGCCACGCTTCCACCCAGTCGGAGGCGGAGACACTTTCCGCACAATACCCGGGCGAGCTGGTGTTCTTCGACGAAACCGCCACGACCGCGAAGGCCGCTGCGGCCTTGAGCACGCTGGAGTCCATCACGGCCGAAGCTCAAACGAACGCCATGCTGGCGAAGAGCGCCATGCTGAGCGCCCGGTCCTCCGCGGATTCCGCGACCGCCACCCAGTCCGACCTGAGCAGTCTCGCGTCGAACGCCAGTATGGCGGCGGCTTCCGTCGCCAATGATTCGCAGACCGTGGCCGATACCGCCAACGCGGTTGCGGCGAAGGGCGAATCGGCTATCGCCACCATCGATTCGACGGTGCAGGCGGTCAAGGACAAGGCGGATGCTGCGGCTTCCGAACTGCCCTCCACCGGCACCCCTGAAGGCACCACGGAGGAAACCGGCAAGGACTCCGCCGGGGAGACGCCAGCCGGAACCGTGTCGGAGGAGCCCGCAGCCAAGGCCGTGAAAGCCAAGGCCAAGAAGGTTACCGTGAAGGAGGCCTGACCATGCCAGCCCTATACGCCGGCAAACGTGTCGGCAAACCATTATTGAACGGCCACACGTACAACGCCATGTTCAACGGCAAACTCGTATGGCCCCTCGACAGGGACACGGTCGTCTCCATCAGGATCACGGACGACAAGGGCAGGACGTTGCCCAAGTCTCTGGCCGTATCCGGCACCCTGAAACTGGGAGCGAAGGCCACCTACGCGGACGGTCATGTTGGCGATCTGCTCACCACCAATGACGTGACGTTCGCGAGCAGGGACACTTCCACCGCCACGGTTTCGGGCAACACGCTCACGTGGCGGCATGGCGGAACCATATTGGTGACGGCCACGGTCAACGGTTTCACTTCCGCCGCCGCGTCCATCAGCGCGGCCTACGCGCCCGAGTCCATCAAGGTCACGGACGATTCCGGCAAACCCATCGACAACATCACCCTGCGCGTCGGCGAGAGCAAGAACCTCAAGGTGACGATCCTGCCCGATGCGGCATCGCAGGAGTTCGCGGCCAGCGCCGCCAGGCCGGATATCGCCGTGGTCGGCGACGCGAAACCGACCGGCATCACCGTGTCGCCGGAATCGTTGACATTGAGGGTGGGCGAGACAGCCAGCCTGAACGTCAACATCCTGCCGGATTACGCGCCGCAGGAATTCGCCGCGAACATCCTCGACAAGACCATCGCAACCATCAACAGTAAGGAGTAACCATCATGAACGAATCTTTTAGGGGGGGGGGGTGGCCGTATCCGGCCTGACCCCGGGTGACACCAGCCTAACCATCCAAGCCGGCACTGTCTCGAAAACCATTCCAGTGCGCGTGTTACCCCCGATCAAGAACATGTGGCTGAAGATACCAAACGGTACGCAGAATGGCGTGACGTTTACGGTCGCCGCCGACGGTGGCATCCACGTGAAAGGCACCAGCACCTCGTCAGTCGGGCGTGCCGATCAGGGTAGTACGGATAATAAGCCGTTGCCAGCGGGACAATACACGTTATCCACCGCGAACCTCCCCGACGGAATCATCCTATTCGTAGCCATTGTCACAGGCGGCAAGACCGAATACAAGGTGCTGGACAATCAAGTTCACAATTTGGCTGTCACGTTCACGGTATCGGAAAACAGCACCTATCAGTGCAAGGTCGGAGTGAACAACGGCGGGCCCGTTGACGCGACGGTGTATCCAATGCTGGAAACCGGCAGCGAAGCACACGCGTACAAGCCATACGCATAAACCGGAAGCCTCATGAATAGGGGCTTCCATTATTTCAAGGAGGCCCCTCATGGGTATTTCCGTAACCGGCGTGAAACCCGGTAACACGACGGTCACCATCAACTCGAAAACCAGTCCGAACATCAGCAAACAGGTGCCGGTCACGGTCAAATCCCGTAACCTGCTCGCCTACGGTCCCGCCGAGGGCAACGGTTTGACCGCCACCGTCAACACTGACGGTTCGCTGCACGTCACCGGCACCGCCACCGGTCAATGGCATGGCCTGTCGTGGACGTTCCCATGCCCGGTACAGGGCACCGTGAAACTCAGCGGCACTAGTATCGCCGGTTTGAGCTTCAGCATCAAGTGCCTCGACGCCAAGGGGCAGCAACTGGGCGACCAAATGAACTTGGGTAACAGTGTCATGGCAATCCCTGCCGGCACCGTCAGCCTGTTCCTCAACGTCATCTCCACCGAGGCCACGCCCACCGCGAAGGACGGCGACCTCCGAGTCCAGCTCGAATCCGGCAACACCGCGCACGATTGGATGCGACCCGACAACACGAGCCTTAGGGGGGGGCTATGAACTAGCGAACCTGTATCCGCGTGTCACCGGACTGCCTAAAACATTAGGCACCGACCCGGGGATCACGGTCACGGCACCGACACCGGGCACGTACCGTTTCAAAGGCTCCACCACGACAGAGGCCGACTCGTGGAATAACTTGACCAGTGTGGTGCATGTGGATGCGGGAACGTACACGATGGACGCCACGGACTGGCCGCTGGGCAACAATTCATGGCTGATGGGCATACAAGCCCATATCTCCCACGACGACGGGAGCGAAGGAGCAAATGTGTTCGGACCTCGTAACTATGGGCAGAAAACCTTGAAGGCCGGCACTCTCCAATGCAACATTTTCATCAACACCACGGGCGAGGTCGATAAGACGCTCACTCCCCGCCTTTACAAAATCGACTGATTCTAGCCCCACACCATACCGTGTGGGGCTTTTCCATTGACGGCCCCGAGTGGGCCCCGATAATCCTGACCCACGACCGTGGGCCACAAAACAATATTCACCTCAGAGAAAGGGGAAAAATTGGTCAATAACAAGGACAAGCCGTGGTGGAAGCGTCTGCTCGCCAAGATCACGGCCCTAGTCGCCGCCGTCTGTATGATGCTGCTCCCGGCGACCGCGCACGCGGACATGCAGGGCGTGGACATGAGCAACTGGCAGTGCGGCGCGGACGTGTACAACATGCAGGCCGATTTTATCGTGGTCGGCACCACATGGGGCACCGGGCAAGTCAACAACAACTGCTTGGTGTCCGGCGTCAACACGGACGCCAACCGCATGATCGCCCAGGCACAAGCATCCGGCAAGAAATTCGGTTTGTATCACTACGCGATGGGAGGCAACCCGGAGGCCGAGGCCCGGTTCTTCTACGCGAATACGTCGAACTATTGGCGTCACGGCATCGTGGCGTTGGATTGGGAGATGGACGACAATCCCGCATGGGGTAATTGGGATTGGGTACGCCGATTCATGGCCGAATGTGAGCGGCTTTCCGGTGGTGTGCGCCCATTGCTGTACACCGGCCCGGTCGCCGGCACCATCCCGCAGGACATCCGCGACCGATACGGTTTGTGGATCGCCCAATACGCGAACATGAGCCCGACCGGCTATCAGGCCAATCCGTGGATGATCGGCGCATCCGGCGAGGCCATGCGCCAGTACAGCGGTACCGGCGTGGTCAACACGTGGAGTCCGATTGACCTCAACATTTTCCGCGGCGAGGCATGGCAGTGGGATTTGTACGCCAACCCCACCGGTTCCACAGCCCCGGCCCCGGCAACGCCCGCGCCCGTGCAGCCGAGCAAACCCCAGACCAACACGGGTGGCATCAGCCACGTCATGCAGTGGGGAGAAACCATCTGGGGACTCGCCGTCTCCCACAACGCTTGGCCGTTGTCCGCATGGCATACGCCGAGCGGTGACATCAACCGCTACTACGTGGGCGATGTCGTAACCTACGGCGGCGGCTCCACAACCGCGCCGTCCCACGGAGTCTCCAAGGTTCTTCAATGGGGCGACACCGTATGGGAGTTCGCCACCTCCCACGGCTACAACGTCAGCCAATGCACGGTACCCTCCGGCAACATCAACGTCTACTATCCCGGTGACGTGGTGACCTGCCGCTAAAACCAACCGATGCCGCCATTACTCCCGATGGCGGCATCGCCACTATTTTTTGATCGGAGCAAAACATGACCGACAACACGCCGGACACCCAACTCGAAGAAACCACGGAAACCGGCACGCCCAATATTCCCGACCATACGGCCACGCCGTACACTCCCGTATTCAATGACACGGTGCGCACCATCATCTACGTGGTCACGCTCGTCGCCTCGGTCATCGGACTCGGGTTCATGAGCTTCGGCTCCCCCGAAATCGGCGGTTTCATCAGCACCGCCGCAGGCATCATCGCCGCAGGATTCGGAGTCGCATACAACCCGGTACGCATGGCCGGCAAGTAGTCGCCGCGAATAGACACCACCGCCCCTCCCCCGGCAGTAATGCTGGACGGAGGGGCGGTTTTCGCGTATTGCGATATACCGGCATGGAGGTACGGGCTGTCACGTATACTGTAAATGTCATTTATGGCCCGGTTTCCGAACAGTCACCCGCTGGTGCGCGTGCCATCCCGTTCATGGGAGGATCGGAAGCCGGGCCATATTGCTATTGCCATTCAAAAGGCGATAATATTTTACCGTTCCTCATGTCCCCAAGCATTCCCTTGCATAGGCTTCAACCTCACTTGAGATATTTGACCCATCCCCGATAGGTGACGGCATGAGCGGCCTCGCGCGCACTCCCATACACCTTTCGACCCCGGTCGAAATAATGCAGGTGAAACATATTCTGATTGAACCAATCACAATTGCAGACATGCCAGTCCCACTTGTCGCCGGTCTCCCACACCTTCAATGCTTCTTTAATATCCGGCTCGTACCGGTCATTGAATACGAGCTACCACATCGTAGGCATACGCCATACACTCGGTTTGAACGCATACAGCCAACCGGCTTCAACCAGTGTTTTCAACGCCTTGCGTACATGCTCCGCTTCGCTTTCGGGCAATCCCATTTTCTCCGTCACCCATGTCGCGTAACCGAGATAGCAGCGGGGAGGAACAGGCACGATGTCATGGCATGAACCGGGGCCGTTGGCCGTATCGGGAACGTCCCTGTATGGTGGCCTGTTTTGAGGGTCTGGCGTCATATCGCATAGGCAGTCGAAAACGTCTCGTTCGAGACTGTTTGCCGAGTCGATGAAAAACGATTCCGTCTGGAAGAGTTTGGCCGCGTGACGCTTGTTCTGGTATCCCATTACTGCTCCTCTCCTAAATGGAAATATTCCCTTGCTTGTTTTTCGGCCAGAAGATTCTCCGTGGGCGTGCCTAGACAGAGCAGCCATATCGCGTTCTTCTGCTGGAACACGTTCGCCGGCTTCAACAGTTTGAGTATGCCCCGTTGTTGCATGAATTTGGCGGCGCTGCCGATACGGTTCCATGCCGTCCTGCGTCGCTTCGGCAGTCCCTCCGCGTTACGCCGGTATTGTTCTTCGCTGATTAGTTCCGGGTCGCTTGTCGGTTCATAATCGGGCAACGTCATTCCCAGATCGTCCATAGCGTCATTCCAACCGCCCCAATAGCACCAGTAGGGTTTCTCCCCTTTGTGTACTGCTTGGTCGTTTGGCCCGCACGCACGTAATGCCATGTAGGTGAGCAGTGAGAGCGCGAAGGAGTCCGTGACGCGCTTACCCGAGTTGAGTTTGGATAAAGCACCCTGGGAGACTTTCTCATACACTCTGTCCATGTTCTTGTATCCCAACGAACTTCATGCCTTTCCTCCATGTCTCGCTGTAGGCTGGGACATGGAACGCCTGTTCCAGAAACCCCCGTTTTGTTTGATCGCTGGCGGGGGTTTCCCTTTTACACACTCAGAAGTGTATCACATACACACGTCACTGTGTAACCTGATTCACAGTTCAGTGGGGATATATACTACACACTCAGCTGTGTATATATATAAAGTAACTAAATCTCTTATATATAAATATAATAAAAACCTGATTTTTGATTTTTTCGAGCGAATCACCGTCGATCCGCCACGCCGATACCCGTTTTCCAATTCAATCCGCAAGTTTGTTGGAGAATGTTGGAGAATGACATTCCTAGATACCGGAAATCTTACCCAAGATACAACGAGACCCCTTGCAAACATTGGCGTTCGCAAGGGGTCTCAATGCCTAATCAGCGGGCGTTTCAGCACACCTTCCACATCCAGTAACGTATAATGAAATCAATGGCTCTCTCGGAAAGAACGGCGGAATTTCAACGATTTGATACGATTGGTATACCATTGGAATACCATTCGCCACGGATTGTTTGTTGGAGAATGTTGGAGAATGGAGGATGCTGAATGCCTAGGATAAGGAAAACCGGAGCGGTCTACCCCATCCGCCACGAGCAGCGGAAGACACTCAAGGACGGCACGGTAAAGACATACGTGAACTGGCAGGCCAAGGTGGACGGCCGATGGGTGTCCGCCAAGACCTACAAGGAATGCGACAGGAAAATAGCCGAAGCCCTCAAGGAGAAAACCGAATGGGGCATGGGCGTGGACCGCGCCACCCGTCTCGGGGAATACGCGGCGCAATGGTTCGAGCTGAAACGACGCGACCTCAAACCCGCGTCCACCGGCAACTACGCGAGCCTCATAAGCGTCCACCTGAGCAGGTACGCGAACGAGAAGCTGGGCGAAGTGACCGCCTCGGCGGTGCAGCGCATGATAGCCAACATGCGCAACCTCGACGGCACCCCATGCTCATACGACCGGCAGTTGGGTTTCTACAACATCCTGAACCAGATATTCAAGGCGGCGGTGGCCGACCGGCTGATACCAACCAGTCCCGTCACCAGCGCGGCAAGGCCGAAACGCAGGGACACGGGATTGGCCGGGGACCGGCGCACCATCAACGGGCCCGTGGTCGTTTCGACGGACAAGCGCAGCGGCTCGCAGGACCGCAAGGCGTTCACCGTGAAGCAGATGCAGGACATGCTCGAAGCGTCCTCCGACGACCTGTTCATGGGCGCACGCCAATGGTGGAGGCTGCTCACCGGCATGAGGCAGGGTGAGATACTTGGAGCCACATTGGACGATCTCGACCTGTGGCGGGACAAGACGTTGGAGACACCGGAAAGCGGCGAGATATGGATAGGCACCTACACGGTGAACTGGAAACTGGAAAGCCTCGACAAGGAGCATGGGTGCGGGGAGCCCGGCAGGGACGGAAGATACCCGTGCGGTTTCAAACGGCCTTCGAGCTGCCCCCGATACCGGTGGAAGGTGCCGGACGGATACGACATGATACACCTGTGCAAGGGGTACGCGTTGACGCCGCCGAAGTCCGCGAGAGGCAAGGTCGTGCCGATAATCCCCCAGTTGGGCACCGTCATGCACCGGTATCTGGAAGCCACGGAGAGCATCATCCCGAACCCGTACAACCTGATATTCAGGACGCGCGAAGGACTCCCGATATCCGCGTTTGATGACAGGGCCGGTTTCCGCGACCTCATGCGCAGGGCGGGCATCCCCGACTACGAGAACCGGTACGGGCATGAATGCCGCAATTCCGTCGTATCGCTCCTGTTCCACATGAAGGTTGACGCCGGCATCATCCAACGCATCGTCGGCCATTCGTCCGTGGAAATGAGCGAGCATTACCGCACCGTGCCGATAGAGGATTTGATGCGAGGCATGGAGACGATAGGCGACGGGCTCGATTTGAAGCAGATCGAATGGAAGGCGTAAGCATATTCCCGGCATCAAGAAAAATGGTCTCGTCCTCTAATACAAGAGGACGAGACCACTTGCCTCATGAAAGCCATCCGGCAATAATCGTGTCTCCCAGGCTGAACTCTTCTTGTATAAAGCTGACTGGGTGTTCCAGCCGACGCTGGGCTCGTTCCAGCGCCCCCTCTAGGAGTGAAACGCAGGGTGCGGTACAGCAATGGTATTCACGGCATGATTTCCTAGAACGGTTCGAGATGACACTGCCGCACACGCGGCATTTGTCTCCTGGCTTGGACGGTTCAGGGAATAGTCTATCGACCCAACTGTCTATGCCCCCGTAGGGGTCGGCACCTATCACCTGTCTTACATCCTCCGGCAGGCTGGCATCACCAATCACAGAACGTATTGTGTACTGCTCCCCCATATCAACGAGTCCATTTGCGTTGAGCTTTCGAGCGAGAAATATCAGCAGCTCCGCGCATTTGCCCGCATCATATGTAGCCGTATGGTATTCATTCTCAGATAATCCGAGGTTAAATTTCCTGCATAGATTACCGAGATTATACGGATGGCTGCCACTCAGCCCAGGATAGATCAGCTTCGCTGCCTCGTATGTGCATACATAGTCGAATACCGGCATGGGGATTAGGTATTGTTCACATGCCTTTTCCATCATGGATATGTCGGCGCTTTTCGCGCTGTGAAATGCGAGAATGTCCTCCCCCATGAACTCGCGCAATGGTTCGAGAACATCAGGCCATGAGGGAGCGCCGATAAGGTCTTCGTCTTTTACATGATTGTGTCGCATGTTCTGTGGATTCCACTCGCTTCGCGGCACAGCCGGGGCCACTGGGCAATCGAAGGAATCCACCTGACGGCCGTTGCGCACTTTTACTGCGCCGGCCCAGCATATGCTTCCCGGCTTATTTGACACTGTTTCAAAATCTATCGCTACGAAGTCCAATGACACGAGAGCCTCCTTGATCTTGTCCATACAAAGCGATTGTAGGTCGTGAATCGCGGCGCGGCGTGCATTAGATTGCGGAAATAGTAAATCGGGTGCATAATCAAAACTATGGAATCGAACATTTGTTCTAGTGAGTTGACCGCAGGGTCGTGCGGTCGTATGTCGTTCGATTCTTCAAAGGAAAAGAAAGAGGTCCGCCCATCCCGCGAAGAACCGGCGAACCTCTCAGCATTGCCCCACCACCAGAAGGAGGTGCGACATGAGCTAGTCTAACACTATTCGACTCGCCTGCGGCCTACCGAAGCGGCTATGAGGGCAAGGGAATCAGGAAGCCCGACCATCGGCGCGATGATATCCAGCTCGGAAATCAGGAATGACTTTTTTCCCGTCAGCCGATCGCTGACATAGGACTGGGCTTTTCTGTCTATCGCTTTTGCGATATCCATCTGAGTGAGATGCTTGTCCTTCATTCTCGCGTCAAGGTATGCACCTATTGCGATATCTGTGTTTGAGATTTTTGCGTTCATAACAAACAGTATATCTCATATAACATATCTTGTCGGGCGTGTCGTTCTTTGACATATCTTAAATAAGATATATAGTTGTAACCAGCAAATCGGAATACGGTACAAACACATTGTTGAATATCGTATATAAGATATGGAGACTTCATGGACACCAACGCATTCATCTCGCAGGCAATATCGGTACGCCTTCTGCGAACCAAGAAGAAGCAGTACCAGCTCGCGTCCGAACTGAATATCGACCAGACCGTGCTCAGTCATTACATGACCGGCAAAAGCTCTTGGAACGCCAAGGTAATGGACCGCATTGCCCCTCTCCTCGGCTGGGGCTCTGCTGTTGACATCGCGATTGCCGCAGAAGAGGAACGAAAGATTATGCAGTCGATTCCCCCTTCCGAGTCTCCCAAGCCAGAAGCTGAGCAGCGTCTTTCTAAGTCTTCTGACATGGAGGTAACAGCATGAAACGGCATGTCAGCCTTCCTCCGAAGAGTCGGAGAACCGCGAGACGCGGATACACCCACCGATACACGGTTTCCGTCCACATGATTGAGTTACGCAACCGCAATTTCGTAAGACAACTCAAGAACGATATCGCCTCCGGTCTTATCGGGGACGTGGAACTTCGCGGCTTCGGCCTTGAGGAAAGCATGGCGATGGGCGTACTGCTGGACACGGACCCGGCAAAGCTCGCGTCCAGCAGCGACATTCCGGTAACCATCAGTCTTCTCGACCGGCATGAGGCGTTCGTCACGTTCGGTGAATACCGGCTCATGAAACAGGAACGCCTGATGGACTGGCTGGACATGGTTCAGACGGGAACGTTCAGGACCACACCGGATATTGAACCGTCCACGGAAGTCCTGCCCCGTCTACATAAACCAGAAGGAGCAACGGCATCCACTCCCCTCGACGCCATTCGTCTGATGATGGACCGATACGAATCGAAGAATCATGTACAAGACTAAGCCCAAGACCAATGAGCATGGGGAACATGTCTACGACTCCCCTATCGGCAAGGTGATGTACGACCCGTTGGAGGCGGATATCACGAAGACCTTTGAAGCCCACATTTTCAAAGGCGAGGCGCATCCGGGATATGTAAAGGTGACGGCACCGCTTTCCGTATGCGAAAAACTGACCCCGGAACAGGCCCGCGAGATAGCGAAAGCGCTCAATGATCTGGCGGATAAGGCCGAATCCTTTCCGAAGGAACTTAACCCGATAGGCAGGTGACGATATGAGTGACGGCAACTATTCGTATGCCTCGGATTCGTCGGAGCGTGTTGCCGACGAGCTGAACATTCTCAACACGTGGATGGCTCAGATCGTGGAAACCGGGCTTCCCCAAATCTCCGCGCAGTTGGCGGAAATCTGGGGAGAACAGGTCAAGCGTCGCGAGTCAGACTCCGAGTTTGTCCAGACGGTCGGAAAGCTCGCGCTGGTTGGCGGCGATAACGTCAATGGCCTTGGCTGTGGAGTCCATCGACGTTTTGATGTGTCTCAGCCAGGTCTCGGCGTTGTTGGAGGCGTTCAGGAAGCTCATGTCTCCCCTGATCTCCCGAGCCGCTTTTTGAAGCGCGTCGATGTCGGTCATTTTTCATTCTTCCTTTCGGGTTTGGCATGTGGTTTGGCGATTACAAGCCTAATCCGAAAGGGCCTTTAAACGATATTCACAAGAGAAAGAAAACAATGGTCAGTTCAGATCGTAATCTCTCCCAGAAGCTCGTGGTCGAGGAACGTCGCACCCGTGAATACTTCACCGGCAACGTCACTGCCGAAGGTCTTATCAATGCGGAAATCGACACCGATTACGGTGCCCGCCCCCTCACTCCAAGTCAGGCGCGTTTCGCCGCCAAGGCCCTTGAGGACTTGGCTGACTGCGCCGACGAGAAGAACGAGGAATAACAAGTCTTGCCGCAGTGGGTCGTTTTTTATCCACCTATCGACTACAGGCAAATAAATACCATACTGCGATCGACTGCGGCAACCATCGGCCGGGACCCTTCGGGGTGTCTGGACACGCACCATCGTCACCGCACCATAGGACTCGTCATCCATCTCTCACGGTTGGTCAACATTGCAACACGGTGACGGCAAGGACGTTCTCGGTTCGAATCCGAGCCCGGCCACGCGGAAAGGACATGTCATGAACAGGAAAACGTATGGGGCTCACTGCTCCGGCTGGCAGCATTCACCCGATGAACGCCGGCACCGGCATGAGAACACGAAGACAATCACTTGTCTGACGTTGGCGGCGACAGGGTTCCTGATTCTCTCGCTGCAACCCTATGCGGGCCCGTGGAGTATTCTCGCAGGCTTCATGTGCTGTTCGCCCGTCATGCTCTCGTTTGCTCTGTCGAAAGGAACGCAAAAATGATCTGGTTCATACTCGCCGTAATACTCCTGCTCATCGGAGTCGGCATGATAGCCGTCGCACTCGCTAACGGTGGCGACGGAGCCGGTTTCGGCTTCATTCCCATCATCGTCGCCGCACTGTTGATGATTCCGGCATGCCTATACTCGCTGGACGTAGGCGAGGTGGCCGTCATCCGCAACATGGGCGGCTCCGTCGCCGGCCATGCGGAGAACGCGGGCTTCCATGCGAAGGCGCCGTGGCAGTCGGTCATCAAATACGATACGCGCAACAACCTCATCAACTTCTTCAAGGACACCGACTACAAGTACGACGGCGGCAGCGCGGAAGGCAAGGAGGTCACGGTCAACGACCGTAGCGGTGCCAGCGCGAACATCGACATTCAGGTCAACTATTCGCTCGACCCGTCCGCCGCCGAAATGCTCTACTCGGAATACGGCAAGCAGACCACGTTCACGCAGAACTATATCGGCAACGACCTGCGCAGCGTGGCCCGTGAAACCTCCGGCAAGTTCGACACGATCACGATGCTCACCGACCGTGGCAAGTACACGAAGGCCGTGCAGGACGCGCTCACCTCGAAATGGAAGGGCATCGGCCTGACCGTCGAACAGGTGTCCGTGCAGGACATCCGCTACCCGAAGTCCATCACCGACAGCTACGCGCAGGCCCAAGCCGCCGAGGTCGCCAAGCAGAAGGCGAAGAACGAGCAGGAGACCGCGAAGGTCGAGGCCGAGACGAAGCGCATCAAGGCGCAGGGCGAGGCCGACGCGAACAAGGTGCTGAACGATTCCCTGACCGACAACGTGCTCCGGCAGCATTACATCGACGCTTTGAAGAACGCCGACCAGCTGATTGTCACACCCGAGGGCTCCAACACCCTCATCCAACCCAGATGATTCTTCCGGGCGGGGTTCTTTATTCTTTTACTTCCTCGTCCGGTGGCAGCCAAGCGCATGGTGCCGCACCTACGAAGCCTTCCAATGGTCATGGACTTCTCCAAGGTGCACCGGGTTCGACTCCCGGCTTGGCGCTCAGAAAATTTAACCCCTTCGCGTCCTGCGTCGGAAAACCAATACAAGGGTTTTCGGACGTGTCAGCACCGGCGCAGAAGGACAACCAAACAATCAAGCCCAGTGAAGGGAAACAATCATGGGACTCACCCCATTCGACCGTATGGGACTACTCGATATGGAGGACGCCGACTGATGGTATCTGATTTCAACTCCATCGCCAGAGCCATCCGTTATCTCGGTGATTGCGTCCGTTATCTCGCGGACAAGTATGTGGCCGTGAACGATCGCGTGTACTCGGATTGGAACGAGGCGTCGAAGGTCGTGGGAGACGTTGGCCGCGACCATGTGGCCGATTATGCGGAGGCCTCTCACAAGCAGGGCAAGTCGCGTACTTGGCGTCACAGTCACCTGATGGAGCGTGAAGAACAATTGTCCATGCAGTCGAGGGGTTCTCATGTTGACTCCGAATGACGTTGACGATTTTCTCGACTCGGTGGCCGACACCATCGAGGTTTTAGGCAAGGAAGCATTCAAAGCAAGAAAGGAAAGGCAATGACCGTCGAGCAGATGACCGATGACGATTACTTCGCGTTTGACGCGGTGGACCAGACCTCGTTGAAGAAGTATCTGGTCAGCCCGTTGGCGTATTCGCAGTATCTGACCGGCGAGCATTCGTCCTCCCCCCAGTTCGAGTTCGGGAAGGCGGCTCACAGTCTCATATTGGGCAGTGGCCCCGAGGTGCTGGCGAAACCGAACCTCCGCACCAAGGAAGGCAAAGCCATGTATGCGGAGACATTGAAACTGCATGAGGGCGAGGATATCGTATGGCTTTCCCCCGATGATGTGGAGAAGGTCGAGGCCATGCGGGACATGGTTGGAGATTTCTTCACGAAGCTGGATGGTCAGCCGGAGGTGGCGATGATCGCCACCGACCCCGATACCGGGTTGTCGATTAAGGGCAAGGCGGACTGGTTGCCGTCCACTCCCGACCCGGATGGTGTGCTGCGTATCCGTGATTACAAGACCACGGTGAAGTCGCCGGACGAGTTCGAGCGTTCCTGCTGGCAGTACGGGTATCACATTCAGGCCGCGTTCTACATGCGTCTCTACCGGTTGACGATGCCCGAATATAAGGGGCCGTTGGGTTTCGAGTTCATCGTGCAGGAGAAGAACCCGCCGTTCGACTGGATGCGTTACGAGATTCAGGAGGATTCGCCCATCATCACCGAACTAGCGGAACCGAAGATAAACCACGCCTTGCAGGGCATCAAATGGTTCCGCGACAACACGGAGAACCCGTTGGAGGCCATGAGGGCCTACGGGTTGCCCAAATACCCGAAGGATGTCGTGTTCCCCGACTGGAAGCTGTTGGAGGAAGAGGAGGAGATTGAATCATGGCGGTAATCAAGAAGGATGCTCGGGGCGGGCGTGGCACGTATGCGACGCTGGCTTCCGTCGTGAACTATGCGAACAAGCAAGGCTACGAGTTGCAATGGCCGACCCAGTTGATTGACGGACGCCTGTATGTGGATACGGCCGTCAGGAAGAAGGGTACGGACAAGTGGGTTGCCAGTAATTGTCTTATCCCGGTCGAGGTGGGTGATTCGCGTGGCATGAGCGTCATGCAGGCCCTCGGTTCCGCATTGACGTATGCGCGACGCTACAGCACTTGCGGCGCGTTCGGACTGGCGACCACGGATGATGACGGTGAGACCAGCGGCTACAAGAAGCGTTCCACCAAGGGCATGACCGACGAACAGCAGAAGACGATTGACCGGATTCTCCAAACCATGCGTATTCCCGATGGTCAGGAGAACGGTTTCATCAGCAGCGTGCTGCAACGCAACGTGGTCTACGGGAAACTGTCTGAATCGGACGCGGCCACGTTCATCGAATCGTACAACCGCAACAAGGAGAAGGAGTCTGCCGTCCAGTGAGTTTCACCCCGAGGCCGGGCTGCAAGTGCGCCAGATGCCTGTGGGCCCGGCATGACAAGATCACGCTCCCCCAATGCCCGACGTGCGGGAGTCTGAAATGTTCGGGCGCTCAATCACACATGCTGGTCTGCAACAGGCTGGCCCAAGAGAAACACAAGACGAACAATTACAGGAGGAATGCGTAATGGCCGGAGAACCAAGCATCGAGCTTACCGGATATGCGGGCGAGATCAAGGATTTTCAGGATTCCAGTATTCTCAACGTCAGCGTCCATCCGGGTTACACGGATAAGAACACGAACCAGTGGGTTGACAAGGAGCCTCAGTTCTATGGTGTGCGTCCCTTGTCGAATCAGGCGAAGGATGCTTTGAATCAGATTCGCCAGTTGAAGTCCCAGCCGAATATGAGCGTGAAGGTTCTTGTGAACGGCAGCTTGTCCAAAAGGGTGTCGGAGAAGGATGGGAAACGGTATGAGAATTGGGATGTCGCGGCCCGCACCATTGCGGTGTTGAGCGCGAAACCCAAGGCCCAGCAGTCTGGTTTCCAACCGTCGCAGCAGCAGTATCAGCAAGGCTTCCAGCAGCCGCAACAGGGATTCCAACAACCGCAACAGCAGTATCAGCAGCCTGCGGACCCGTGGAGCCAACCCCAGGACGAATACGGGAATGGGCAGATCTAACCCGTCCCAACACGTCAAGGATTTGGTGGACGCACGCGACCAATACCGGTGCGTCCGCTGCGGCAAACCATTCCATTGGAGCGGTTTCAGCCGGCATCATCGCAGACTCCGGTCACACAAGTGGCCGGGACTGCATGAGGCGTCGAACATCATCTTGGCGTGTGGGAGTGGCGATACAGGATGCCATGGGTGGATTCACTCCCATCCGCGTGAGGCCATGAGCTTGGGGTACATCGTGAGCGGTTTCAACGATCATCCCGAACTGGTGCCGATTCTCACCGCCCAACATGGTTGGGTGCTTCTGGACGATAAGGGAGGTTGGATGCGATGCGAACCGCCGAAGCAGTAAGCCTGTTGTTCATCCTGTTCTGCCGTGACCCGCAGTTTCGGCAGGCGTTGCACAAGCTCGACCCTGTGTTGTTCCGCAGGTTCACTGACGGGGAGATTTGAGTATGACACAGGCGAGGAAGGGCCCACGACTGCCGTTGAACCGGTTGGGTGAGGCGATACTTGCCGGCCCGTGGCTGTCAACCCAATTGGGGCGCAGACTACGTGACGCGGAGGCGCAGACGTTCGGACGCATGGTGTACGACGAGTGGGCGAAAACCCATCCAGGCACACTCCCCTACACGGTGAGAATCGATTCCAGTCAGAAAACCGCGTACCTGCCAGAAGACATGCCCCTGCTGCACAAGGCGCTCACACGGTACACGAACAGCAGATTATACCAACGCATACAAGCGGAAATCAAAGGAGAACACCAATGAGTGAGAAACCATTCTGGGAAGGTAAGACCCTTATGGAGATTCAGAATCTCGATAAGCGAGTCAAGGTGACAATGGAGAACGGAGACGTATTCATAGGGAAGCTCGTGCGGCGTTCCAGATACACGGACGGTATATGTAGCCTTTCGATGCAACTCGACGCGCATCGAACATATTTACACGTGTTCTCGGCTGAATCATCTGATACGCAGCCCGTCATTCCCAGTTACGTCGATACCGTCGAATTGTTGGATGACCCCGAGTACGAGCGTATCGACAACATCGAGGACGTGCGCGAAGGCGACGTGTACGTCGGCACGGACGGCAACCGGTACACCGTCTTGCGACGCACTACGTCCAATCTCCAGCCCCTGACGGTAGCAGTCATCAACACGACCTTCTACCCACACCGTTCCTACTTCGGCTACGCTTTGCGTCCAACCCCGAAGCTCCCCGACCATGACGGACTCTGGCTGGACAGGGTCGGTAACACGTGGACGATGCGTGATGGCAGCGTGCAGATAACATGCATCGGCGCTGATGACTGGTGTTTCACGCGCGCGTGGTTCTCGCCGGATAGCGTACAGGTTCTAAACGCGGCCCCGTTCCGTCCGGCCAAGGTGGTGGAAGCATGAGCAATCGTATCGTCAAATTGCCTCCGGTCGAATCGTTCGGCCATCTCACGCCCGACAAGTGGCTTTTGTTGAAGACGCTTGAGGAGGCGGCGGAGATGGTGGAGGCCGGGAAACAATACCTGAAAGCCAGTGACCCGACAGACCCGAGCGGCATTGGCCAGGAGTTCGATGACCATGCGAACTGTCTCGCCTGCTTCGGGGTGAACGTGGGCGGCGAGCTCGGCGATGACCGGGACAGGGCGAAGACCGGATGGATAGGTTACGTGCGCGACCAGCGCCGCCAAGCCATGCTCGGCGAACTGGCCGACGTGTTGCAGACGGTCGGCAACCTGATTACCGCGTTCGATATCACCGACGAGGAACTGGCTCAGGCTATGGACGATTGCCTCGTTCACAATCAGAAGAGGGGTCGGCTGTGAGCATCATCAGCAGTGACGCGAAGTGGGCTGTCATCCAACGAGCTGTCCGCCGATCCCCCGAGGAAGCACGTGGCACGACCAAGGGCAAGGAATACGAGGCCGGTTTTATCGCCGGAGCCACGCGCCGGCCCACGAACGAGGAAATCGTAGCCGGGGCGAAAGCGTTCTACGAGGCGTTGAAGCCCGACTCTTACCCTCAATGGGATTCTGACTGCGCGTTGAGGGCCGAATACTACGACGCCATGCGACTCGCAGTCAAGGCAATGCAAGGAAAGGCAGCAGAAGAATGAACAAGAGCATTACGGCCGATGTGACGATCACCAAGCAAACAAGCCAACGCATGGTCATTGAATGGCCCGACAATCTCGGCGACCCCACGGACGCCAACGTGCTCAAGGCATTGCGCGACGGCACGGTGGACTACGACGACATTATCGACGAGGACGAAATCAAAACACTGTCCTACGACAGTGCGGATGTTTTCGATACTGAGGATGACAACGATGCGTAACGGTTATCTGAACAGTAACGGCTTTGGGCGACGGTATACGTCGATTAGGAACATGTACCGGTATCAGAACGAGCATGAACGCCATATCTGTGAACAGGTGTGGGAATTGGCAACTCGTAGTGCGTACAGGTATGTCCGACGCGGAGAGCTGTACTATATTCCCGAGGATTTCAGGGAACTGCTGCGCATGGCTTGCGATTCCGTCTGGGAACAAGGCGAGTTGTACAGCGAAGACCTGTTGCTGGCGGCTTTCAAACCCGCCATAGACGAACACGACCGGCAGATAGCCGAACAGGCATGGGAGAACGGATATATCCAAGCCCTCAAGAACATGAACCCCATGCCCGGCGAGGAACCGCCCGAATACACGCCAAACCCATATCGAAAGGAAAACGCATGAACGAGATTCAGCTTACAGACCATTTGGTTGCGCATATCGGCGCGGAAGGCACCTGCGGCCGTTATCAAGCCAAAATCTGCGAAGACGGCAACTTCAGAGACTTCCTGTACGCCATGAGCCTCAAACGTCTCAAGCGCAAATGCGAGAAGTATGCGAAGCGTGAACGCAAGGCCATCGCATATGTCGCCACGCTCAAGGAGGAATCATGAGCGTAAGTAGTCTCAAAACGCGAAGAAGGAATCGAAATGAGTGACAAGGATATGGTCACGGTTTACGAACGACGTGACGGCAGCAAACCCGGATTATGGTCCGTGTACTGGTATTTGGGGTGGGACGTGTTTTACTCGTTCTCCCTCGCGGTGGGCATCACGTCAAAGAATACGATGATGGTCATTGTTCAAGCGTTTTGTCTGCTGGTTTTTCTTGGACTCACCGTCTGGCAGTTGAACCATCTGACTTGGAGCATCACCGACTATCGGGTACGTGTCAGCTCTAATTTGGAGAAGGGGGCTCATGTTGAGCAAAGCGACAAGTAAAGCATGGCAACTGCTCATTGAAGACTCGAACCGTCCGGCAGAAGAGATTCGCTTGGCTACCGGACTTCGGGTCGATGTGATCGAGCAGATGCGCGGGGACGTGCAAAAACGACTACGAGACAACCCGGAGTTCTGATTATGAGACCGAGTTATCTGCCCGTCCAGTATGAGCATTGCCCGTACTGCGGAGGAATCTTGAACGTCTTCGGGGACTGCGTGGACTGCCAGTTTCACGATGACCCGACTGAATGGTGGATGGACGAATGAGCCGACAGAAAGCCAAAGGCACACTGCTTGAATCCAAGGTGGTCAACTATTTGCGCGCCCGGTTGGGTGACAGCGAGCAGACGATACACCGTGAAGTGTTGCATGGGACGAAAGACCAGGGCGATATCACCGGTCTGCGTATCCACGGCCAGCCGGTCGTATTGGAGTGTAAAAACTACAGCACCTATACGGGGAGACTCAAGGAGTGGATGCAGGAGGGCCGTACCGAGGCGGGTAACGCTGACGCACCTTACTGGTTCGTCGTGTTCAAACAGAAGGGTCTCGGCTTGAACACGTTGTCAAGCATGGACAACCAGCCCGTGCTCACCGACTTGAAGACCCTCGCATTGATAGCAGGACATGGAATCATCGAAGGAGACGAAGAATGAGCTACGACCTGTTCATAGTGGACAAGGATGTGCCGGAACCGGAATGGTTTGACGTATGCGAACGGGACGGCGAGCATGTGCGGACCGCTCATGGCCATTATTTCAACTACACGTATAATCTATCCGCGTTTTTCACCGATTACAAGGTCAATCCTATACATGACCTGGACGGGTTGACGGCCGGGGAGGCCGCAGCCCGTATCGACAAGGCGTTGAAAGACATCTACTTGGAACCATTGTATGTTTTGCGCGGCAAATACAATCCGCCGAACTATTGGGGCAGCGTGGACAGCGCCATCGCATGGTTGAAACTGATATACGACTATTGCCGGGAACACCCGGACTATATCGTGAGGGAACGCTCCTAAGGGGAAATGATGGAAGATAGGAAACTCGTTGATTTCGCCCGTTGGCTGAACGATCATCCGGGCGAATGGAATCTTTGGCCGTATCTCATTCCCATACAGGCCGACCGCAGGGATACCGTCGCATCGATGAGGCTTGTCATGGAACGCATCAAAAACCATCAGTACGACGAGTTCCGCGTGGACACCGTATTGCTCGAATACGAACTATTCAACGGTTTCATGGGCTTCGATAAGGGCAGCGTGCATGAAAACGGTCTCGCGTTGAAGATGAGGCTCAAAGCATGACCGTGCGGGGGGACGACCGGAAACTCATGCACTGGATAGCCTCACACGGATACACGGTGGTCAGGGCCACGACCGTCCACTGGAAAGTCTACGACAACGGCGTGCTGCTCACGGCGACGAGCGGCACGCCATCGGACTGGCGAAGCCGCCACAACTTCATACGAGATTTAAGGAGACGAACATGTTCAATCTAGCATCGAAGATTCGGCACTGCTGCCCCCTCTCCGGATGTGTCCCGCTCATATTCGAATGGAGAGGCCGCTACATGTTTTTCTGCACCCACTTGGAAGCCCCTTATGCCGATACGAGAGAGGAAGCATGGGATAAGTGGTGCGGGATGGTTGAGAACATTTGGGAAAGGGACAGGAAATGACCTGGATCATACGAAATTCTGGAAGGCAGTAGCCGAGAACCGCAGTGAGAACGCTGTCGCTGCCCTCGAAACCATGATTGAGGAGACGGAATGAGTCTGGTGAGTTTAGATTTCAGGAAAGTGGTATAACGATGGCCCGCAAAGGATACATCCAGCTTGTCAACGGCTTCTACATGAATCGCAAGGTGCGAAAACTCAGGCACACATGCCCGAGCGCGATAGGCGCGTTCACGATGATGCTTACCTTCTGCGGAGATAATCTTTCAGACGGTCATATCAGTGAAGATGATGCGCTTTACGTGCTGGATATCACCGATTCAGAACTTGAAGCACTATGCAATGTCGGCATGATCGAACCGGACGGGAACAACGGGTACTACATTCACGATTATCTTATGCATAATCGTAGTCGCGAACAGGTGCAAAAGAAGCGCGAAAGCAATGCTGAAAATTACCAAAAAAATAAGAACGAGGTGAAAACCTCCGATTCAGATGCGATTCAGCCGTCTGAAAGTCATCTGAATCGGGACAAACACCAGAACACCAGAACACCAGAACACCAGAATGAATTATCTAAAGAGAATTCAACTCCCCCTACCCCCTCAAAGCCTGACTTCGATGGACTGCTCGACAGTCTTGAGCGTATTTACCCGACGAACAGGTTCGACGGGAAGACCTCTCAGGCTCGAATGCAGTTGGAAATCGAATGGCCCAAGATCGTGAAAGCCGCCGGCGAGGCTGACCCGTGCGAGTTTCTTGAAGCCAAAACCCGAGCGTATGTCGGGGCCACCGAGGAACGGTTCGTGAAGACGTTCAGCCGGTTCATCGGCGGGGAACTGTACGCACGCAACTGGGAGAAACCCAAACCGGAGACCCCAAGGGCCCGGCAAGTCCAGCCGGTCAAGTCCCGCAGCCAGCAGAATCTCGAAGCGAACATGGCGAAAACCTGGCAGTACATGACCGAGGAGGAGCGTGCCCGATACTCGCAGGGAGGTCTCAATGCTCAGCAAGGGTGAGGCGGCGGCGTTGTTGTCGCTGATTAACGCGCATCACGGCAACGCGCAGTGGGATGATGTTCAGCTTGACGCGTTCCATTCGGAACTGCGTTCGGACATCACGGCAGCAGAGGCGCGTGAGGCCGTTCGACGCTTCTACGCGGACAACAGCACGGGTCGCTGGTGCGGTTCCGGCGACATCAACGGCATCGTCCGCAAGCTGCGCAACTGTGCGAAACCGTCCGAAGCGCAGATAGGCCGGGAGTGCGAACGTTTGGGACTGGTGGAAGATCAGGCGTGGTTGTATCGCCGGCAGCGCATGATGGGCCGTTCCCTGGACGAGTCTCGACAGGTGGCGTTGGCCGCGCGTGACCCGTTGCGTTTGCCGCCCGCGAAACCCAAGCGCCGGCGTGAGGGTGGTGGTTTCAATCCGGGTTTGGGCGTGGCGTTGGACGAGGTTCTGGCGACACGCCGTCCGGCTGAATCATGACCGGTTTGATGGCATAATTGGGAGTTGCTGACACGTCCGAGACCTTCAAAAAAACCGAAGGTCAAGGTCACTATTGTCTTTTTCCACTGAAACTACGAGGCTCTGCCGCTACCACGGTTGCTGGCGGGATATCGTCACCGACGCGCCGTCACCGCTTATCGGACATGGCGTCGAACCGAATCTGAATCTCCTGTGCGACAAGCACGCCAGCCAGTTGACCGGCGACCTGCGATGGTTGGAACGCAGCCTGCCCGACCTGTGCGAGTATCGCATCAACCGCGCCTACGGGCACAAGAACGGTGGCGGCGGTCAATCCGGCACTGCGCCCGCACCGTTGCGCGAGGCCCTGCATGATCTGCTGTACGCGGACGCTGACCACGGTTATCCGGGGTTGCAAGGCACGTTGTACGAGTGGGTGCGCAGTCTGAAAATCAACCTGCCCGAGTCCACGCCACTGTCGGACATGGTTCGCCGTATCGCCGATCATCCGAAACTCATGGAGCATTCCAGCACCCCCGTGTACGCGGAACTGGTTCACAGTCTGACACGCAAGCTGCGTCGTTTCCTCACGGACGATGACGGGGAAACCGTACTGTACGGGCCATGCCCCGCCGACAAGTGCTTGGGCCAGCTCTCCTGCTACGCGGACGCGGAGACGGCGAAATGCCCGAAATGCGGTTTCAGTATGCCCGTCGCCCTCATCAGGGCGGAACGGGTGAAACGTCTCCTCCAATCGGAGGCGGTGAGAACCCGTGACGAACTGTTGGACATCATCAAGGCGTGCGGAATGCACGTGAACCGCAGCACTTTGCGTAGTTGGATACATCGAGGCCAGTTGCCCCAGCAAGGCGAGGATGCGTACAGCAATCCGCTTTACCGGTTCAGTGACTTCTACCGTCTCGCGTCCGGCCTGTCGGAGGACGCGGACGTGTGGGAGATCATGCAGGTTTCGCAAAACCAATCCAAGGAAGGAGACGACAAGTGAGCAATCAGATTCAACCATTCGACTTCAACGGCATTCAGGTGCGTGTCCTAACCGACGAACACGGCAACCCGTGGTTCCTTGGAGCGGACGTATGCGCCATTCTCGGTACGGCCACCAACCATATTCGGGAATACCTCGATGCCGATGAAATCACCAATATCCGTAGTACGGATATTGCTCAGAACGGCGGCAAGGCACCCGTTTTCGTGTCCGAGTCCGGCTTGTACTCCCTCGTGTTACGCAGTCGCAAGCCCGAGGCTCGCGAGTTCAAACGCTGGGTGACGCATGAGGTGCTGCCATCGATTCGCAGGCATGGCGCGTACATGACCGAATCGACTTTGGAAAAGGCAGTCACCGAACCCGACTTCCTTATCCGACTTGCCACACAATTGACACTCCCGTGGTTGAAACCACGGGATTCCTGCGAACTGGGCTTGCTTGGGT